GCCGCCTGATCTGGGACACCAACATCACCACCGCCTACCAGGCGGGCCGCTGGCGACAGTTCCGGGAAGGCGGCGCCGAGTACCTGCGCTATGTTCACGCCGACGGCGTGATGAACCCCCGGCCGCAGCATCTGGCCTGGAACGGACGGACCCTTCCCATCGAACATCCCTTCTGGACGACACACTATCCGCCCAACGGATGGGGGTGCCACTGCCGGGCGGTCCGGGCCGCCGAGGACGAAGTGACGGAAGCTCCGGAGGGCTGGCAATCAGTCAACCCCAAGACCGGCGCGCCGGTGGGGATAGACGCGGGGTGGGATTACAACGTGGGGCAGGCAGCCTACGGCGAGAGCATCCAGAAACGGCTCATGGAAGATTCGGGACCGTGGAAAGACCTGTACTCGGGCGGGCCGGAAGAGTACCGGCGGCCGAAAAAGATGCCGGTGGACGCGCCGAAGGCGGAGCTCGGGGCAAAACAACATACCGAGGATGGCCTGCGCGAGGCACTGAGAAGGGCCGTGGGCGGCGACTCGGTATCCATAGCCGACCCGACCGGGGAGCGGACCCTGATTACCCAGGCCATAGTGGACCACATCCTGTCCAAGTCGGACACGCGGTGGGACGGCAGGGAGGAATACTTCCCTTTCATCCGCGAACTGCTCGAAGAGCCGTATGAAATCTGGGTCAATTTCGCGAGGAGCGAGGTTTCAGGCCGGGTGGGCCTGCGCAAGAAGTACGTGAAGACTATACGGCTGGACAAGGACCGGGTGCTCGGACTGTACGCGGAGATTCAGGACGGAATCTGGGTGAGCGGGGATTTCTTCCGGGGAGGGTCGAGCGCGGCAAACAACCTGCGGAAGGGCAAGCTTCTGTACGGCAGGGATTGAGACTATGCGTCGCCGTCCCGGCGCACGTCCTAAGTCCGGCGGTTAAGGGGCACGGCCCCGCCGGACCAGCGAATGGGATAACTATACCGCACCATTGCCGGAATGTAAACAGGGATTAATAAATGGAAACCAGAATAATCGTACATGACGAGCAGGTGAAAGCGGTCTTGGCACGGCTCGCCGCCGTGACCGGCGACATGACCCCGGCCATGCATGAGATCGGCCAGTATTACGAACGGCGGGTCCTGGAGAACTTCGCCGCTGAATGCGACCCCGAGGGGCGGCCCTGGCCCAGACTCTCCGCCGTTACCCTGGGGATGGGACTCGCCAAGGGGAAGCGGCTCAAGAAGAGCGGTTATCTGGCCAAAGCGGGACGGCAGTACCTTACGAACAAGAAGATGCTGGTGGAGCACGGCGACCTCAGAGGATCGGTCCACTACCAGGCGGAACGCAATCAGGTGTCAATAGGAACCGGCGGCCACATCCCCTATGGCGGCATTCACCAGTTCGGCGGGCTCGCCGGCAGAGGGCGCAAGACCCGGCTCCCTGCGCGGCCCTATCTGGCGGTAAACGCTGGAACTGGAATGCGACTGGCGGAAAAGGACCGGGCACGAATCATCGAGATTGTGGAGAAGCATATCGAAAAGGCAACCGGGTAAAGCAGACCTGCCAGGTTTGCGAAACCTGGCAGGTCTCGAAAACCACAAACCGCGAAATTTGCCCTGTAAGGCGTTTTGATTTTCCGGGACAGACAAAGGTAGTCTCCGGCGATTCCGACGCGGCACGACAAAATTTAAAGATGGTTTAAATGCGGTTCCGGGCGGAGGCAGACCTGCCAGGTTTTGGAAACCTGGCAGGTCTCGGAAATCGGACCACGGACACGCAAAACGGACAACGGATTTTATAAAGCCCTTTACTATCACTTCCCTTCGCCCATCGGTATGGTGGGCCGGAAACAGGAGGCCGCATGAAGAAGAGAATCAAGATGCTTAAGCCGGGAAAATTCACGGCCATGAACGGCAAGGTGGTGAGTTTCACCGAGGCGGACCTGAAGGCCACGGCCGCGGCGTACAACCCGGAGATCCACGCGGCCCCGTTCGTTATCGGCCATCCGAAACACGACGACCCGGCCTACGGCAGGATCGGGACCGCCGAGTTCGCGGAGGGGTTCCTAATGGGCGCGCCGGACCAGGTGGATCCGGCATTCGCCGAGGCGGTCAACTCCGGGAAGTTCAACCGCGTATCCCTGTCCCTCTATGAGCCGGACAGCCCGAACAACCCGGTTCCCGGCGTCTACTACCCGCGCCATCTGGGCTTTCTCGGGGCCATGCCGCCGGCGGTGAAAGGGCTCGGGATCGTCTCCTTCGCGGAAGGAGAAACCGGGATTATCGAGCTGGGCGACTGGAACGACCGGACCATCGCCCGGGTGCTGCGGGGGTTCAAGAACTTCCTGATCGGAGAGTTCGGACAGGAAAAGGCGGAAACGGCCCTGCCTGAATGGGACTTGGAGAGCATTACTGAAGAAGCCTTACGGCCTGAGATAAAGACCGAAGCGACGCCGGAGCCGGCGTTCGCGGAAACGAACAAGGAGGTGGGAGCCATGGGTATGACGGCCGAGCAGCTGTCGGTAAAAGAGGCGGAACTGGTAGACAGGGAAAATAAAGTTGAGGCAAAGGAAAACGCCGGCATCCACGACGGCAACGTAGCCTTTGCCGAAGGTCTGGTCCAGGCCGGAAAGCTTCTGCCGGTGAACAAGGCGGGAGCGGTTGCCGTGCTCGACTTTGCCTGTGGCATCACCGAGGGCGATACCATCGAATTCGGCGAAGGTGAAGCCAAGCAGACCAAGGCGCCTGCCGACATCCTGCGGGACCTGCTCAACGCCATGCCAAAGGTCATCGAGTTCGGCGAGCTTGGCAAGGGCCATTACGATCCGGAAGCGATTAAAGGCAAAATTCCCGCCGACCTGGCAAAACACGTATAAAACCTGCGGCTAGCAGCTAGCGGCTAGCGACTAGCGGCTTAACGACTGAAAGGAGTTAATACCATGACCATCAACGGACAGGTCGGGAGCTTCTCCCGAGACGAAGAGCGCGCGCAGGTCCCCGGGCATGCCCCGGTGATACTGTCCGGCAAGCTGACGGCAAGTGACGGCGTGTACCCGACAGGGCTCGTGCTGACCCGTAACGCGGCAGGTGTGCTGATTCCTCTGGTGGAGGTGGTCGATGAGATTATCGCCACCGGCAACGGCGCCACTCAGGTCTATAACGATACCCTCGCATCGTTCCCGGTCGAACCGGGCACACTCGCAATTACCGACGGGGTGGAAACTTTCAGCGACGACGGCAGCGGTCGTCTGACAGGGAGCGCAGGCGGCAGCGGCGCCATCAACTACAAAACCGGGGCAATATCGCTCGATTTCAATGCCAACGTCGGCAACGGCACGAACATCACCGGCGACTATGTGACCGCGGTGGATGGTGTGCTTGATGAGCAGGTGGACACCGCCTACAGCGCGTCCGGCCTGTATGTCGGCCACGGCACGGTGGACAGCACGGTTCTCAAGGTCGGCAAAACCGCCAAGGCGGCGCCGTCGGCCTCTCTGCTGATGCTGTTGCAGCGGAAGGGGATCTTCCCGAAATAACATTTTCCGTACGGGCGCTGCTCGCTGCGCCCTTGATCGAATCCAATCATTGAACGAGGGCGCGGCAAGCAGCGCCCCTACAGGAGGAACATCATGAAACGCTTTTTCGGCATTCTTTCCGTATGGCTCTGCCTCATACTGTTGGCCGTTGTCCTGTTTCCCGGAGCCCCGGCCATGGCAGCCGGAGGAAAAGAGGTTATGCCCGCCTTGCCGCTCTTGGCCTTTGGCTTCATCAACATCCGCGGCCTGTTTACCCGCGAGGCCATAATTAATTACCTGACACAGCTGCCCGTGCTCGAAACGCCGGTCATGGACACGGTGTACACGTCCCGTCCCCAGCAGCCTCTGCCGCTCATCGGCGCCGATCTGGTGCGGGCCGTGGTGAAGGCCATGCCCCTGGCGCGGCGGGGCGGGCACTCCATCACCATTGCCGGCGCTACCGGGTCGACCGGCTTCTATGAGCCGTTCCCGATCCATCCTGACATCGGCGTCACCGGCGCGGACCTCAACAACCTGAAGGTCATCCAGGGAGACCAGGCGTCTCTGTCTGTCTGGGCGCAGGGAAAGACCGACATCCTGCGGCGGACGGTCCGGGCCACCACCGAGGCGATGTGCGCCGTTTCCCTGACCGGAACACTTTCCTGGCCGGTGCAGCTCGAAGGCGGCGGTTTCGAAACCTATACCGTGGCCTTCGGCTCGATCCAGACGTATACCCCGTCCAAGAAGTGGGACGCCGGCGACGCCAAAATCAAGGACGTATTCCTGACCCTGCGCGCCATGCACAAGAAGCTGAAAGAGAAGGGATACGGAGGCCGCGTCGAGACCTGGGCGAGTGAGGCAGCCTTTAACGCCCTGTTCGCCCTGGCCGAGGGTTTCGTCTCTACGGCCCAGATGACCGTGGCCATCTCCGATCAGGGCATCAATGTCGGCGGGTATCTGGTCAAGCCCCGGGACGAGCTGTACTACAACCCGCAGACCAAGGCGATGATCCCGGTGGTCACCGCCAAGACCGTCAAGATGATCGCTCTGGACGCGGGGCACCAGATGCCGTACTGCGCCATTGACGACCTGGACGGCAACCTGCAACCGCTCCCCTTCTTCGTCAAGCCTATCAAGACCGATAACCCGAGCGGGTACCAGCTTGTCGCCGAATCCAAGCCGTTCCCGATCCCGAACGTTGACGGTATCTGCGATGCAACGGTAACCGCGTAGAACTGAAGAAGTGAAGGGGACATGCCCTTGAGGGGTAAAGGGCCTGTCCCCTTCGGGAGACATCGTGCAGTACTGTACATATGGCGAAATCAAAAAGCAGCTTCCGGATGCGGTCATCATACAGCTCACCGATGATGACCTGACCGGGGCGGTCGTCATGGAAAATGTCGACAAGGCGATAGCCGACGCCGGGAGCGAGATAGACGGGTACTGCCGCAAGCGGTACGACGTTCCGTTCGAGCCTGTACCCTCCATCATCAACAAGCTGGCGGTGGATATCAGTATTTACAACCTGTTCTCCCGACGGGACAGCGAACCGCCCAAGGTGCGCACAGACCGATATAATGCCGCGGTTCGTGTGCTGGAGAATATCGCTAAAGGCACGGTAACAATCGGCGCGGCCGAGGACACCGTAACCCAGGCCCCGGCGGATCTGCCCCGGTTCACGACTCCGGACCCGGTATTTACGAAAGACAGTCTGAAGGGGTTCTGATGTTCGTCCACGAAATCGTCAACCACGTAACAGGGCGCTTGAAGGCGTATATAACCGGCCTTGAAATCGCCACCTTCCCGGACATGCCGGGCGATTACCGGCTACGCCACCCGCGCGGCGCGCTGTTGGTCCACTACGCCGGGAGCGACCCCGACAAGGGACGGCGCCCCAGGATAGCAATCCGGGCCGTGGCCAGGTTCGAAGGGGACGCGCTCCTCTTCCTGGAGGCGGCGCGGCTGATTGTGAACGGCTGGCAGATCCCGGGTTGTTCCCGGTTCGAGTACGCCGGTGACGAGTTTGTGGAGGAGAAACAGGGGATCTGGGAATACGACATTGTTTTTACGACATCGAGCCCGGCCGCGCCGGTGGGCGAGGACAGGCTGAGGGAGAAGCTGACGGAATTGGGAATAACGTGAAAACCGTTGTCCGTGTCCGTTGTCCGTGTCCGTAAAGGTGCTTTTCGGGTTTTAACGGACACGGACACGGACGACGGACAACGAAAAAGGAGGCATATATGCCCGCGCAGAATCTCGTTGAATCGAAATATTATACCGGCCAGGGGGCGCTGCTCATCGCCGAACGCGACGCGACAACCGGGGCGGCCAAGGGTTACACCCACGTGGGGAACTGCCCGGAATTGAAGATGTCGGTAGCCGTGACCGTGGAAGAGCACAAGGAATCAACCACCGGCCAGGGCGGCATTGACAAGCGCCGCACCAAGGAGACCAAGGTTACTGTTTCAGCGATTATCGAGTCGTTGAACAAGGAGAATCTGGCCCGGGCGCTAAGGGGTACGGCCGCTGCTGTGGCTGCCGGAACCGCAACCGACGAGCCGGTTATCGCGTACCTCGGGAAAACCATTGCGCTCGCGCATGTCAAGGTGTCCAGCGTAGTGGTGAAATCGGACGACGCCACTCCGGTTACCTACGAGGCGGACAAGAACTATACGGTGAATCCAGAGGCCGGGAGTATCAACATCCTTACCGCCGCCGAGCAAACCGCCCGTGGCGCCGTGGCCAACATCGCCGACGAGGACAACCTGGAAATCAGTTACTCCTACGCGGCCCAGGAAACCGTCGACGCTATGACGGAGGGGGCGAAGGATTACCGGCTGCGCTTCGAGGGGATGAATACTTCCGAGGACAACAAGGCGGTAGTGGTGGAGGTTTTTAAATTCTCCAGCGACCCGCTGAAAGAGCTCTCCCTTATCGGCGACAGCTGGGGGCAGATTTCCCTTGAAGGTTCCGCCCAGCTGGATCTCACCCGGACTACCGGCAGCAAGTACTTCCGGGAGATTATGGAGGCGTAATTATCAACCCTCAAAGGTTAACCACGGAGAACAGACTATGCGCAAGCACGAAGTAATCGAGATCGACGGCAGGAAAATCACCGTCTCGGAACTGAAGGTAAAGGATATCCTGTCCCTCATCCGGGGCGAGGACGGCAGGCTCGGCGCGGTGACCGTGTCGGAGGTTATCCGCAAGGCAACGGAGGTTCTGCCCCTGGCGGTGGATTGTCCGGTGGAGGAGCTGCAAGAGCTGGCGCCGTCGGAACTGGAGGCCGTGTGGGAGGCGTTTAAGCGGGTGAACGCGGTTTTTTTCGGGGCAGCGGGCGCGCTGGGGCTGAAGGGCGTCCTCGAAGATCTGAAAAATTCAGCCGCGCGGACCTTCTCGACGCTCTATTTCTCCTTATTGAGCGAGGCCACGGACAAAATGTCTGGGGATACGGATACGGCTTCTTCATAGAGGCTTTACAGGCTGTTTACCGGCACGATGAAGACGCCGTGAAGCGCGTGGCGGCTGCGGTCCGCATGGCGTATCACGCGGACGCGAAGGGATTTGAGCAGTGGATGAACCGATAATCACCATCGTCCAGGGAGAGACGCTCCAGCTGCGGGTGCGGATACGGAATAAGAGGACCGGAGACCCCTACCCACTGACCGGCGCGGTCATCATGGCGGAGATTAAGCGGACGTGGGCGTCGCCGACTGCCTTGAAAACATTGGTAATCGAACCGTACGACCTGGACGGGGGAGTTTATGTTTGCGTACTGGACGAGGCAAGCTCGAAGGAGATACCTCCCGGTGAGCATGTATTTACCTCTCTCATCAGGCTGGACGGCGGAAGCGTAATAAAGCGACCGCGTTGCCGCTTTCACGTTTTGCCGGGGTGATATATGGATGATGAAATCATCGTATTGTTTGAGGATGACGAGACGATCCTGGCTGAAATGGCCGAACAGGGGCCGAAGGGGGGGACCGGTGACACAGGAGCCGGCGTGCCAGCTGGAGGTGCTACCGGGCAGGTGCTGAAAAAGAAATCGGCCACCGATTACGATACTGAATGGGGGGATGCCGCCACCGGCTCCGGAGCATCCGTCCCTGATTTTATGCTTCAGAGCATGGGGGTAATCTGATGAGCGCAACGGCTCAATACGCGGCAACTCCAGCAACCGCAATGGCGCAGATTAGTGCTTCGAATACGTCGAGGGACGGGACAGGGACTATTGTCAACGTTTTTACGGCCGGATCAAACGGCTCACGAATAGACGATATTTCTATAGTGGCGACCGGGACGACTACGGCTGGCGTCGTGAGGTTGTTTATTAACGACGGGACCACTTCACGATTATGGCGGGAGGTGCTCGTTACACCCGTAACGCCATCTGCGTCGACTGCTGTATGGTCCTACTCTTTCCGCGATATGGCCTTAATTTTGAAATCAGGGTGGAAATTGCAGGCGTCCACACATAACGCGGAGACATTTAACGTGATAGTTATCAGAGCCGGAGATATGTAATAATGAATAAGGGGATATTGAGTGTATGCAGAAGGATGAGTTCTGGAGATATGTTTATATCTCCACTAGAATCCGGCAGTCCTATTGTGTGGTCTATGACTGTAGCGGGTTCAGATACAAACCTTGTAGTAGTAAATGACCTAAATATTCAACCTGGAGAAATATATAAAATATTCTGTCAAATTAAAAATAATATGACGACTGGAAGCGACTTATGTTTGTTTCAAGGCGATGATACTAATTCAAATTATAGGCTGAATCATATTGAAAGAAATCAAGTTTCATTTACCACTGATTATGGTTCGTATAGTTCAATTGGATACATCAATGAAGGAGTTTCGTCAGGTTTTGCAGTAATATTAATTGAGGCTACCTTATCACTGCTGCCGACAGGATTTATGTCAGTAATGGCGTTCAAAAATTCTTTACGTTCTGATCTAGCCGTATTTACCTATGATATAAGGTCATTTATCCGCACCGCTGCCATTTATGGAATTACAACCCTGAAGTTTCAGTCCGGCAGCTACAACCTGTTAGGGGTAGGTTCAAAATTCACTATAATGCGTATAGTCTAGAACCGGACAATAATCACTAATGCCCGATAACAGAGTCGAAATAGTCGTCTCCACCAGAGACGAGTCAACCGGGGTAGTCCGGGCGATCAGCGGATCGTTCGACTCCCTGGCCGCACGTGTCACGGCGATCTCCTTTGCCTTCAACCAGGTGAAATCCGCTATTGACACGGTCTTGGCCGCGATTAAACCCGTTGTCGACACTGCCTTAAAGTTCGATGCCCTAGATACCCGCCTCAAGACCGTAACCGGTTCCGCCGGTCTCGCCGCAAAAGAGATGGATTTTATCCGGGATGCATCAAAGCGCCTGGGCCTTGAGATCGTTACCTCAGCCAATTCTTACTCCAGTTTCATCGCCTCCACGAAAAACGGCAGTATGGAAGGTGAAAAGTCCCGCCGTATCTGGCTGGGTGTGGCCGAGGCGATAGCCGCGCAACGTCTGCCCGCCGAAACCTCTGAGCGGGTTATGTGGCAGTTGACCCAGATGGTCAGCAAGGGAAAGGTCACGCTTGAAGACCTGAACATCGTGGCCGAGGCCCTGCCGGGAACAATGGACGCTGTCGCCAACAGCTTGGGGATCACCAAGGCGCAGCTCCTGGATATGATTAACCGCGGTGACGCACTGGCAAACGATATCCTCCCGAAGCTAGGCGATTACTTCCATAAGACGTTCGGGAAAGATGCGGAAGAGGCAGCTAAGAAGGGCCAGGGGGCGATCAATAACTTCTCGAACGCGGTGACAGGGGCAAAGTTGCAGATGGGCAATATGGTACTGCCCGGCATAACCGAAGGCCTCAATCTTATCGCGGAGAACTTCGGCGCCATCACCACCGCCGTTCAGGTTCTCGCCGGTGTCGGCGCCGCCGTGGTTATCGGCCGCATCGGCAACGCGGCAGTTACAGCCGCAGCCGGGCAGTTGGAATTAAGGCTCGCCGTGCTTGCGGGAAATGCGGTCATGCTTGATGGCGTGAAAGCTGCGATGCTGAGGGAACGGGCTGAACTATCTTTGACACTCGCTGTCGAAGCGGAAAAGACAGCACTCTTGGACAAATTACGAGTCCAACTGCTTGAAGCTCAGGCGAATAAAGATGCGTTTGCCTCCCTTATGCTTCAGGCGCAAGCACGCCGTGGGCTCGCGGTAGCCGAAGCGGAACAGGCGGTAGCATCTGCGGCCGCAGCGGCCGCCGGTACCCGCTACGCCGCTGCGGCGGGCGCTGCTACCATCGGGTCCAGGGCAGCGGCCGGGGCGTCTCGCCTTTTGTCCGGCGCGCTGGCGGCGGTTGGAGGCGCAACCGGACTGGCTGCTATGGCCGTAGTTGCCTTCCCGATTCTCGTGATATCCGAGCTTAGAAAAGTTGATCGCGAAGTCAAAGAGCAACACGCCAAGCGGAAACAGGAGCAGGACAAGGCGGAAGCCGATGCCCGGCAGGGTGTAGCCGACGCCAAGGCCCGGGAAGACCGGCTGGTTGAAATCATGGGCGATTCCACGGAAAAGCAGATAAACGAGCTGAAGCGCAAGACACAGGAGAAGCTCTCCCAACAAGATGCGGATGAAAAAGCGGATGTTGAAGCCCTTCATAAAGCGGGCTTCAACTTTGATGCGTATCTTAAAATCCTGGCGAAACACAGAAAAGCCCGCGTAAAGATCGTCGAGGATGGGCAAAAACAGGAAAAGGAAGCCTATGCGAAGGAGAGTCTGGAAAATCTGGAAGACAGGAAAAAGCAGCTCAAAGTTGATGAAGACTATTTCTCCGCATTGGGCGCCCTGCGCGAAAAAGACCGCGCCGCGCTGGACCAGCAATATATTGAGGCGCTGAAACAGGTCGAGTCGTATTATGCGGCGCAAAAGGCCAAGGCTGGAGAATCTGGCGCCGATCTTGCCGCCTTGGAAGAACAGAGGCAAAAGGCGGTTTTCCAGGTTCAGAACCTCTATTCAGTTAAGCGTGCGCTCCTGGGGAACGAGGAGAAAAAGCGCGCTCTGGAAATCGCCGAATCAGAAGGAAACGAGAAAATCGCCCTGATCCGGAAACAGATTGCCGACAGAGCTCGGACCGAAATCGACGGCGAAAAAGAGATCGCAACCATCCAGGCTGATTTAGCCAAGAGGGAATACGAACTCGCTCAACGCAACTTCGAACAGATATCCGCAGTCTATGGCCGGGACAGTAAGGAATTCATCGACGCGCAAAAGGCCAAGGAAACGGCGTTCACGAAGATGACCTCCGCCCAGACCAATGTAACGCAGCGGGCCGAAGCCGAGCGCAAGGAGCAGCTTGAAAAATCCTCCCTTGACTACCAGCTCGAACTGCGGAAACGGCTCGACTGGCTGGAAGACAGCGAACGGGACGGCCTTATCACCTGTAAGCAGGCAGCCCGCGACAAGTTTGAAGCGGAAACAAACTATGCCCGTCAGATAGCGGATCTCAAGGCCCGCGCGCTAAAGAACACCACGCCCGACACGGTGGAGTATAAACAGGCCTTGGCCGACAAATACGCCGCCGACCGGGAATACACCGAAAAGAAGAAGGCGCTTGACGACCGGATTAACGCTGAAAACCTCGCGCAAGTAAAGCGGCGCGAGGAAGAGATCCGGGCGGAATCGGAAAAATCGCTGGCAGAGCTGCGCGGCTTTGCGGAAGGATTTTACGCTCAATGGGACGCGATAACGAACAAGGTGGTCGCGCTCGGCCCGAAGGTGGCGGCCGCGTTCGGCGTCACCGTCACGGATGCGGCCCTCGACACCGTCGACAGGCTGAAGAACAAGCTGGAAGAAGTTGCGAAGGCCGTGCTGCAGGCGGACAAGGCGTCACGTGATATGGGCCTGTTTTCAAGCGCACTGGGCGAGCACGCCGAGAAGGCGGAGCAGCTCACGTACCGCTACTATTCCCAGCGCCTGGCCGTTGCCGAGCTTACCGAGCAGCTGAAAAAGATGGGGCTGGCCACCGACTGGCAGATTCAGCACGCGAATGAGCTGGTTAAGGAGATGGACCTCCTCAACGATGCCGACCTGGAAGGGGTCAGGAGCGAGGTGGACCGCCTCACTGAATCCCTGAAAGAGGCCGAAGAACAGGCGAAAGACACGGTCGAAAACCTCAAGGACGAACTGGACGAGATGCTCGGCAACAAGACCGCCATCGAGGAGCGCGATTATCAGGCTAAGAAGGACGAATTGCTCGCCAAGCTGGCCGACGCGCAGACGGCGGGGAATACGGCTATCATCCAGGAATACCGGGAGGCGCTCGATCTCCTGGAGGAAATCCACAAACGGAAAATGGCTAACATCAAGGAAGAGACCGAGGCGGCCAGGAAAGCCGCGGCGGAATCCTCAGCGACTTCGACCGGCACGATCCCCGGATTCGCGGGCGGCGGACGGTTCCCCGGCCCGGATTCTCCGGTGGACAACCTGATAGTAAAGGTCCGCTCCGGCGAGTGGGGCATAAAAAACGAGGCCGTTCGTTTCTGGGAAAGCAACATCGGCCGGGGCTTCATGGCCGGTATCAACGACCCCTTGAGCGCCGCCGGGCGCCAGATATGGGAGCGCTTGAAGGCCAGGGCGAGTGCGTGGAAGGATTACATCTATATTCCCACGCCTCGAGTGAATTTCGCGACAGGCGGTGCCTTTTCCGATGCGGCCCCGTTCCAGGGGCAAGACCAAGGGGGGGTTACCCAGATAGTCAACATTTACCCCCAGCGTCTCGATGAAGCCACTGTCCGGCGGGAAGTGTTGCCGGTGTTGGAGAAGGTAACGAAGTTGAAGAAATAACAAGGCAGACCTGCCAGGTTTTGAAAACCTGGCAGGTCTTGTGGAACGGAACACATGTCCATTCAACGCATCCTCTCAAATAACCGCAATGCGGTGATAAGCGCAGTCCTGACCGCGTCTTCGGTCAAACCGGCCGCCGCCGTGTTCCCGGGCAAGGCGCTCCGCCAGGGTTCCGGTTCGGTGCGCCTCGCGGGTTCCTACACCGGCCATGACGACGCCGAATTCGAGGTGCGCATCACCTCGGATCTGGGCGCGGGCCGCATATCGTCTCCAGTATTCGCGGGCGTGGGCAGCGGCGCGATGGTGGATGTATCCGCGGCCGATGTGCCCGCCCAGTCCGTCACCGTGGAACTGGTGAGCCTCGGAACCGCGTCCCGGTCCGCTTATCTGGATTTTTACGGCGTGCAGTTGATTGCGACCCGCCCGGGCGAGCCCGGAAACGACGTGAGCCTGTTCGTAGCCGAGGAATTGACCGCGACGCCCACTAATTATTCCCTGCTCTGCGAGATCAAGGAGGGAGAGGACACGTTCACCGGCGATGCGTGGGAGTGGTCCGGCATCACCCGCACGCTCCTCCCGGATGGGACCCTGCCCGCCGACTGCCCGCGCATCAGTTTCCAGGGCGATTCCACCGTATACCGCCAGTATCGCGAATACACTGCCGAAGGGTGGGAGTATCACCTGACCCCCGCTCCGGCCGTAGCCATCGCCGCGGGAGCGCGGGTATCCGTCGTCACCGGAACCCGCATCGTCACCGTCTCCGACGGGAACGTCACGGAAATATATTCAGGCGTCGTTACGTTATACGATTTCCTGTCAGCCCTTCGACTCCGCTCAGGACTCCTCACCGTCCAGGGCGTGGTCTCGAAGAACTTGTCGCCTGGAGGCATGGCCGCTCTGGATCTGCCCCTGCGCACGGCGGCGCGCGCCAATCCGCCCGGCATCAGCGGCGGCTGGTACGAGCTGAAGGATTTCGCGGATGGACTGGAAGTGAAGGCCGGCGCGCCCACCGAGATCATCACCCTCGACTACCAGGGAGACAGCCTGTGGGGGGTGAAGGGCTCGGTGTCAGGGAGTCTGCCCGCGGCCAGGACGGGAGTGCCGTACAATGATGCGTCAAGCCCGGTCGGTTTCACCATTCCGGCGGCGGCCGCGACACAGACATCGAGCCTTGCGAAGCAAACCGGCGCGGTGCGCATCACCGCAATCAACTACCAGTCTCGGGATGACGACGCCGGTGAAACAGAGCCTCCAATCATCATCGCGGCGAGCAAGCTGGGAGCTAACGGGCAGCCGAAAAACATTACGGCGACATACAGAAAAAACAGGAAGTCCGCGAACTGCGAGGTTGACGAAGCGCCAGTGAGCTTTTCGGCATACTGTCTCGGATTATCAGAAGGAGGTGATTTTATGGCATTGGACCCGGCCTATGCGAGCCGGTTGCAGGCACTCTATCAGTGGCGGCACGACTTTATCACGGCGAACACCCTATCATCCGGGCAGCCTGCCGTGGTAACGGGCTACACCCTGAAATTTCTGCGCCAATACAGCGGCGTAGTCCGTACCGTGGTGTGGGATTTCGATACGTACGAAGCGGCGCAGGCCGCATATGAAGGACAGCTCACTACGGGGAATATCAAAGTATACCCCGTGATCGTGAACTCCAAGGGCGGGTCGGGTAATTTTATCGCCGCCTCCGCGGACATCGCCTGGATGGAGCGTTGCCTGAGCCTGCTGCTCCGCGCCCTGGAGACGGTCTATATATACCCGACGGCCCTCGCCTTGTGGGACAGCCTGAAAAACGAGGTATTGAGCGACCTGTCCGTGCTTACCGCCTCCGCGCTGGACGATATCGTGACGGTCCAAGAGTCGTATTTGGCGCGTTATAACTCTGAAATCGACCTGATCTACCTGGCGGCCGGAATCGTGCCGGGAAAATCTGACGGCTCCGACATGAGTGCTGGATGTTGGAGCGACAAGGGCTCGGAATATTACTGGGAGCTGTCCGACGGGTACGCTCCCGCGTTTACTGACGAGCCCTACTACAGCACAACCATTGCCGGTGAAAATACGCAGGAATTCGCCTTCGTCCTCGCCTGCAAATGCACGCAGTACCTGAAGGAAGGAGACGTGGTCACCATCTCCATCGCCGGCGCATCCGGCACATCATCAGGCAGCACGTCCGCGACCATCACCATTCCAATCATCGCCGGGAGCGCCCGTTACCTGGGCGGCGGAGTCGCGGGGGATGATACCCTGGTGTGGGACGTGCGCGGTTCGGTGACCGCGTTTCCGCAATTGCTCATGGACGCATCTCCGGCCCGCTACCAGGCTAATGGGCTCGCTTTTACCCTCGGAAACGGCGGGATACCGTTCGCATTGGGAGACAAATTCAGTTTCTCCGTGGAGGGAGGCTCGTTTGCCTGGAGGAAGAACGGCGGGGAATGGAGCCCAGGGCTACCTATAGGGAGCGCGTACCTTGTTGATGGCCTTTCGGCCGTGTTCACGCCCGGCGCTTATCCCTCGTTCGTTACCGGCGACACGTTTCGTTTTACGGCCCGGCAACCGCACTCCTCCGCAAACGTGGCGACACCCTCGCCGGAGCAGTGGCGCTGGGATTCAGCCGGCGTGACACTGGTGGTAAATTTTGGATCGGCTACCGATATAGACAGCTTGGCGCTCGCCCGTCACGACCTCCCCCCGACCGCGAGCATCATTGTCGAGGCGAGCTCCGACGGCCAAAACTGGAACCGTTTAACAACCCTTTCGGCTGCGCATCCGGTCATCACCTGGATTCCCGCCGCGACCGTTTCACCCCCGTTGCTGCGCTTGACCATCAGCACAGCCGGGGCAATAGGCTGGATCTTCGCGGGCGTGGCGCTCACCACGGAGCTGGCGCCGGAGACCATCACCCTGCGAAAGCAGTACGACCTGGCCCACGGCCCGCGAGACGGCGCGGTCTATGGGGGGAAGGGGGATGCGGGAAAAATCGAGTGGCGGAACTTCATCAGTAAAAGCGAGTTCGACGAGCATTTAACAGCCGTTGAATACTGTAAAACGAACGGCGACCTGCCGCTGGTGGTAATCCCGCATTACCTCCATCCGGAGGAGGCCATGCTCGTGACGATCGAGACCGACGGTATCGATATCGTGGACGAATTACAATTTCATCCGAATGACGCGGCCCAGCGGATGCTCAGTCTGTCATTGCCGTTCGCTCCGGTGCTGCAATGATCTTGTTCGTGCGCATAGACACCGATCCGCCGCTGGCGTTTTACCGCGACATCCGGGCGCTACGGTACGCGGCGGGAGTGGCATATCGGCGGCTGGTGAGTGTTGGGACTATCCGCAGGCCGCTTCAGGTCGGTGGCGGTGGAGAGAACGCCAGTTGTGCCATAACCCTGGACAACGGCGACGGTCGGCTGACCGGCCTGTTCGCGACACCACCGTTCCGGCGGCGCGTGGCGATTGAAGATATCTCATCCGGCGCGAGCGTGAGGCTCTTTACTGGAACGGTATCCAGGATATCCCTGGGATCCGAAATCATCTTGGAATTGGAGGCGTAATATGGCGGTTGTTACGAATTGGAAATACGGCTCGGATGGACTATTTGGCGCGGCGCTCGGCGCGACCGACAAACTGGCGTTTTCCTCCGCCGGAGGGGCGTTGACGGCTATCAGCGTCGACGCGTGGAACCCGGCAACGATAGTGGTGTCGGCCTTGCTGGCGGTCGTCGCGGCCGCCCGGAACTGCCGCTACGTGTCTCCTACGCAGGTATCGCTTGACGAGGCGGCGGCGATCACCCTGGACGCAACCAACGTGGCACAGGCTGATTGTACGGTGCGGGTGGAGTGGAAGGATGATGCGGTAAATACGGCGTTGAGTAACGGTAAATTTTATGCGTACGATGGAGTCACCGCCACGGAACCACCCGCCGGATGCAAGGTGGTCGCATTTGAACGGACTGCGTCCGCCATCCGCAAAAACCGTATAGGAGGAGACAGTTCAGGCCAAGCATGGGATGCGGCCTACGGCATCGGCGGCAACGCCGCGGCGCTATCCTTGGCCGACCAGGCATCATCGGCGGAGCATTCGTTTTATATCGGTATCTCCCTGAAACCGACCGCATACGGCCAGAACAGCGGAATTAAGTTCAGGGTGGAATTCGATGTCAGTTGATTTCGGTCCGCTCATTATTACCGATGCTGACGGCGTGACGCATTCGGGCGTGCGGCCGTCGATGCTGAAGCGGCCGTTCCGGTTTGTGCGGCTGGCGGTGGGAAACGGCAGTGTTGGGTGTAGTTGCCCGCCGGGTCTCGTCCCGACAGGATTCGATGCGGCCGTAAACGTCAGCCTCGACCTTTGCGGATCAACGGTTCAGGTCTTGCGCTACCGGCTAATCGCTCTGATGCCGGACAGTCGCAAGTGGTATAACCTTTTCTCCCCCAGCGGCAATCTGCTTGACGAAGGGTGGCTTTAATGGCCGAGACCGAGAGCCACGGATATGTTTCCACCCTGAACGGAGCTGCATTGGATTCGGTGGTCACCGGTTGTCCGGGCGCGACAGCGTCGGCCGTGGTGTGCGGCAGGGGCGGCGGCTCTACCGACCGTACGGGCCTGTTCGCGGGCGCGCAGCCGGAATCCGTTCTCAGTGCGGGAATTGTCTCGGGACGGCCGGAAACGACACGGGCCGCGCTGGTTTCATCCCGGCCGAACACATCGGCGTTTGGCCTGTTCATCGGCGGGGAGGCCGACACGTTCGGCTTGGCCATCCCTCTGTCCGATCCCGTCCCTCTGCGGACCTCGACGGTCTGGGGACAATTTGTCTCTCCCTCGCCGCTACCGGTCGGTTACGGACCTCTCACGATTTCCCCGATTCCCTATGACAACACCGGCAGGGTGTATTTTTTGTTGGATCATGCGATCCAGGCGGTGGACGGGCTCACGCGGGACGGCGCGACTGATACTCAGTATGTCCTGGAAAATACCATCGATCCGACAGGGCATGCCATATCCCTGCTGCGTCTGTCGACCCCCGCCACGTCGCAGGAAACGATTGTGGTATCACTGCGCGGCAAGATGCACCCGGATACCGGAGAACTATTGGGGAACCCCGCGGATATCATCTGGGATCTGCTGGCAAATATCTGTAGCCTGCCGGTGACCTATGACGATCTCGATACGTTCAGGGCTGAATGCCGGGAAATCGGAATCAGTCTGTGCGGGCTGCTGAAGAGCGACACCATTACGATCCGCGCACAGACCGATGAGATCCTGACGAGCTGCGGCGCCGTATGGAGCGGCGGCATGCCGGGCCTGGCGAGAATTTATCCCTTGTAAGGAGCTGATGATATGGAAACAGCAATATTGATTGCCGACCAGTTGAACGGGACGCCGGTGTCCGTTCGCGATGCGCGGGAGGTGAACGATGAGACCGGTTTGGGCCGGGTTGTCCAACTAGTGTCCCAGGTGGCGAGGCCGGCTGATGCTGCGCAGCCAGCCCGGGTAGATTATACCAGCGTCGCCGACTCAGTCGAGGATCTGGATGGACAACGCCCGACAGTTGAGGGAGACGCTGGCGGCTATTTGTCGTCATTCCAAGTGTGGGGTTCCGGCGTTCGCCGTGAGAACATCCCTAACGGCCATCTCTGGTGGGGAGTGGTGTATGACGGCACAAATACGATAGTCAAGATATACGCCAGCAATCCCAGTGGAGGCGGGGTGTCTCCTGTCTCCCAGGGAACTAAATCAGGGCGGGGTGGGTGGGTGAATCTCTCTGAGGTAAATGGCTCCGGAATCAGCGCCATCGTTTCTGTGGCGGGCACCGTTGTCACTGACGACGAGGACGTGGCCAACACTCTCACATTTCAGGACTGGTTCTTGGACTGTGTACCTTTGGGGGACTGCGGCGGCCGGATAGGCATTTGCCTGATGGTCAATAATTTTTCCGCGTTCACTTATGCCGATATTACACCGTTAGTGCTGGGAGATGGTAGTCTGATCGCCAGATTGGAGACAAAACGGTTTGAACGGGGAGCGGCGGATTTTACGACTCCCTACGATATCCTTTTGCTGCCGGTCCAGTGGTGGGACGTGCAGGGGCTCAATACCATTGCCGTGCACGTTACCGCGATCGGCGGCGGCGGTGGGGTCTTTCCGCAGATAATCAAGGGCTGACGGAGTCGCCATGCTGATACTGTTCGGGAGCGCCACATCGGGTAGCCCGCCCGTATGCACCGAAATGTCCGGACTGGTCACGGGTGAGGAGATAATCTCCACGGAGAGATCCGCCATTGTCCGTGGTGGCGGGTCTTCCGCCGCGGACGGAGCCGTCATCGGCGCTCATGGCTCAGTGGTCGATGCTCTGGTGTCCGGCCTGTCTCCAGGCATTGCAGTGCAACGCGGCGCGTTCCTCGTGGCCTCCGCGCGGATTGCGGCCGATAGGTCGGCCAATGTATCCGGCAGCCCCGAAACATCCATCTCCGGCTTGCTGCGCGGCGCAACGGCAACAACCGCGGCAGGGCTTGTCGTTGGCGAGGAAGCGGCCGTCGAGCCTTCCTACGGCGAATTCACCGTCCGCAACATGTCGGACCTGGTTGTTTCCTCCAATGGCTCGGAAATCTACACCGTCCTCAGTATCCGCTATGCCTACGACTGGGCGCGCGAAGAGTTCAAAAAGGCCATGTTGCTGGAAGCGCCGGAACAAATTAAGCGCTACGACAGGATCACTAAAACCCTGGAATTGAAGTGGCTCAATTCTTCCCGCCTCGCGTTCGCGATGGGTGTGCGTCTCCTCGGGTACCTGTCCCGGCCGCGATGGGACATAGCGTTCACGGACGGGACAGGGGCCGCCTCGATACCGCCCGGCGTGTGGGTTTCAGTCGCTCATCCCCATGCCCCGGCGTCGGGCCGAATGCTGGTAATGAACAGCGAACTGAACCAGTCGGCCGCCTCCGTGCGCCTCACCGTGGAAGCGGTTGCCGGAGACGCTCCGGAAATCGTGCTGGCTAAATTGTCGGAGGCGTATGCGGCGCAACTTCCGGATGGCATCAGCGTCACCTATTCGGCCGGGTTCGCAACGTTCACTATCGCTGACGAGGCCGGCGACCCGCTGCCCGGAGCGAAGGTCACACTGGATGGAGGTACGACCCTGATGTCAGATAAATTCGGTAGGGTGTCATTCCAGACAGGCCGCGGCGTTCACCATCTGCGAATTGAGGCCGACGGCTATATTACCCGTGAAGAGGACGTGACCGTATGAAGCTGAAAAAGATTGTAATTACCGGCGCGCCGAAGGAGTTCGAAATTCGGATGGTAAAAGAGGCGTGTACGCCGAAAATCGCCGGGCTATTCCTCCAGGATGAAAATCTGAACTGGACGGCCGCTGCACTCACGGTGGACGCATAAATGGCGTCCGGCACCGGGTCATATTCATTCATTCCTGTGAGGCTCATGGGTGAAACCTGCAATCTGCCGGTCACCTGGCGTACCGAATGGACTCCGTCGGGATTGTCCGGCAATGAGCCGATATTTTTCGGTGCGGGAAGTGTGGGAATCGTCGGGTATGTAATGGTAGGCGGAGGGGGGCAATGGTCAATAACCAGACAGCCCGGAACGCTCCGTATATGGGCCACGTGCGACGGGAGGGAGTACGGTCCGGTCACAATCTCCTTCGCCGGAGGCTACTGATGATACCGCGGATCATACATCAGATATGGCTGGGCGGAGCATTACCGGCACAATATGCAGCATGGCGAAATCGGCTCCTGGAGCTGCATCCGGGCTGGGACATGCGGCTATGGACCGAGGCAAACCTACCCGACTACGCCCAGGTCATGGACCGCTACGACCTGCGAGGATACCATCCGACCATTACATCTGATGTATTTCGGGTGATCGTCGTGCATCGGTATGGAGGTATCTATTTTGATAGCGACATTGAGCCTCTAGCCTGTGTTGAGCCCCTGTTGGCGCATTCATTTTTCTGCCGCTACGATGGGACAATACAGATATTCGCTGGGAAAGAATTGCGGATCCTCTCTGGTTACGGTTTCGGAGCGGAACCGGAGAGCCCGATTCTGGCGGGATATATGGAACGATGTGAAGCGTTGCGCGACTCAGGAGAGAATATCCTGTATCGAGCTGGCTTCCTGGGGTTGTCCGAGCACCTGTGGAATAACCGCTCGGTAATAACCATGCTGACGAAACATGATATGGAAACGTACTGTCGACATGAGGGCCGGATGGGGTGGTCTCAAGCAGCGGGATACCGTCCCATATTCGAAAAAAAAACGCTGCAAGAGCCGTTTAAAAAAGGAGAGAAACCCGCCGCCAGGCCCTGGCCGAGCGCCGAGGAAATGCTGCGCCACCACCGCGGACCGGAAATCGGATGTTGCGGCAGGCCGTCAAAAGCGGATTTGAGGAGATAGGAAAAAGAGGCAGCGGCCGGACCATGCGCCAACATGGCCCGGCCACCAGCACACTGACCGAGCAGTGAGCCGACCGAAGGCTGCCCCACTCTGCACAGAGTTAGGGGAGCCTAACAAAACTTGTTTGATAAATCAAGGGGGCTCACGTGAGACATTATCCTATCCTGGCCTGGCCCGGCGGTAAGCGTCGGCTAGCGAAAGTCTTGTTACCATTTATCGAAACCCGGTCGCATACCTGTTATGTTGAGGAGTTCGCCGGCGGAGGTTCGATGTTCTTTTTCAGGCAACCGGCCGAAGTCGAGGTCCTGAACGACGCCAATAACGAACTGATTAACCTTTACCGCGTCGTAAAGAACCATTTAGAAGAGTTTATACGCCAGTTCAAGTTTGCCCTTTCAAGCCGGAAACTGTTCGAGTGGGCGAAGGAAACCCCGCCCGAGGTATTGACCGACATCCAGCGCGCCGCGCGGTTTCTTTATATCCAGAAGCTGGCATACGGAAGCAAGGTTACCGGCCAGACCTTCGGGGTTTCCCCCAGTTCTCCGCCTCGATTCAACATACTCCGCCTGGAAGATGATCTGAGCCAGGCTCACCTGCGGCTGGCCCGGGTATGGATTGAGCACTTGGACTGGCACGAATGCCTGACCAAGTACGATCGTGACTACACGCTCCACTTTATGGACCCCCCGTACTTTGAACTGGAAGGATACGGAATTCCGTTCCCCATCGACGAATACCGGAAGATTGCCGAGGCAATGCGCACCATGAAAGGCAGCGCCATTCTCACCATCAACGACCACCCGGAAATGAGGCGCATATTCAAGGGTTTCTCGGCTGAAACAGTGGGGATCGACTACACCATCGGCGGCGCCGGGAGCGGTAAAGGAAGGCGGGAATTGATAATCAGGAACTGTTGGATATAGGGTGGAGTTAAAAACCTTACTGCAAGCAAAGCTTGCCCGCCTCAGATAATTCGCTAGTCGGAAGCAGGGAAATATTTCTATTAATAATGATAATCAATATCATACATTTATGTGAAATCAAGGGTGGTATTAACCACCCTTGAAATTCCCTATTATTTGTAAAATCCTTTACTACCAAATCAAGTGTCATTTACCGTCATACCATGTGGCGCGTTACATTGATGAAGCCGATTCAACGATTATTCCATGAGGTATTGGAATAGCAGAAAAGGTTGGACAGAGGTTGACCGGCAATGGAATTTAAATCAAAAGGCCCCACGGGGTATCCCGCGGGGCCTTGATTTTCCTGGAGCCACCTGCCGGAATCGAACCGGCGACCTATTGATTACGAATCAATTGCTCTACCATCTGAGCTAAGGTGGCAGCTATGGGGACTTCTCTATTATACCAATTCGGCTTTCAAGTCAAGACTCTTGCCGATGTGAAGCGCGATGTTATAACTCACCAGCGAAATATGCAATAACTCGCCGCAAGAAAACGTTTGACGTGTTCAATTTTTGTTTGGTTTTGAATTTTCCAGGAAACCCTACAGGTAACTTTTTCACCTCACGATCCCCGCTCAACATCTCCTTTCTGTTCCTCGCCCCTTGCTAAAGCAACAGCCATTTTCGCGTATGTGTAGGAGACGCCCATTTCCTTCGCAAATGCCCTCACCGGTCCGCCTTGATAGGCTGCCGTCAGCTCAGAGAGAAGCGCTTTGACCTCTTGCCGGTTCCTTTCTCGTTTCGTACATGTCGGTTTCTTGCCGTGACGTTTCAGTATTTTTCTGAGAGTTACCGTGCTGCTACCACAATCGCGGGCGTATTCACAAAGATCCTGCCCTTCATAGGCATCCACAACGGCTTTGTGCCATTCGCGGGTTATGATATGGCTCCATTTGGGAAAATAGACATAATTGTTGCCGCAAGTAGAGAAGAGACGCACAGCCGCATCTAGACCAATAACCTTGATTATTTTCTCAGCATCCTTACCACCGCCGGAAGGCGAAAGATACAGCATTTGACCGGCAAAAGTATTCATGAGTTTACCTGCCGACTCTTCTCCAATGGCGACGATCATCTTTGCCCGAACTTCAGTAAAAGAGGCGCGTCGCTCCGGAAGTTTCGTTTGATTGCATTTACCCATATGCCGACTCTCCATAGTGTAAAGGCCGATTATGGACATCATAACCGGCCTTTATTCCCTTGATTAGCGGCGCGTGGCCGGGGTCTCTCAAGGGTAGCCCCTGGCAGCCCATAAAGGAGGTGGCCCGGCGACAGCTCACGCCGGAAACGGGGTATGCGCCTGCTGGTCCGCCTTGTCCAGGCACATGCCACGGTAAATCAGATAGTGATCCCCATGCGGGCGATCCGCTCCGTCTCGGCGGCCATATCATTCTCGTTGATACCTCTCCGCTGAAGGTGTTGCAATACCGGGCCCCCGTCGAAGTACCACCCTTCAACACCCGGTAGATCATGGGCGTTAAGCATGAAGCGGGGGATTGTAAACTGATGAAGATTGTCTTCTCCAATCGAGGTAAAACCTCTGGCGGACATGATTCTGCCCAGGGCTACCAGGCGCCTGAACTTGCCGACAAGCTCACCGGCAAGCCGCGCGTAATCGCTTCCGGCCTTTTCGGCTTCAACTCTCAAGAAACGGGAGATGACTGCCTTATCCCTCAGTTCCAGCGTTGCCAAATCATCTTCCGCCTCTGTAAGTTTACGGTTCAGTCCGGCTATGGTTTGCCGCGCATGCTCGATTGTCGTTTCAGCGTCTTCCAGAGCGACAGAGACCCTTTTCTTTTCGGATTCGATCAGGGTATCAAGTTCTGAAAGTTGACATTCAGTGGCGTTCCCGGTCGCGATCTCCGCGAGGAGGTCTTCCCGTTTCCGGTTCAACTTGTCCAGTGACGGCAGCCCGGAACGGGTCTTATCGGACACCTCTTCCTGAAGGGCTATCTGTTCCTGAAGCTGAGTTACTTTCTGGGCTGCATCGGAAAGCCTCGTCCGGAACAGAATGGTTTCTTCAACGGCGGTGTCCAGGTCAAACACTTCGGCTATGATCGCTTTTTCTTCTTCTTGCAGCTCCTCAAGCCTGGCCTCGGCCTCCCCCGCCTCTTTCGCCGCGATTTCAACCTTCGTTTTGAGTTGCTCGAACCTTTCCTTTTCCTGAGTCTCAAGGTGATCCGTTGAAAAAGTGAAACTTAAGTCAATGCGGCTTGAAGCGTCTACGCGGAGACATCGCCTCTTCTGTTCAATACCGCCCTCTCTACAAAAAAGTTCCAAAGCTTTGTCTGCTGCGTCAAGTGCCTGTTGCTTTTCCTTATGCACCTTGAAGGCGTCGGCAATCGTGCCGCGCAGATCGGCAAGCATCGAATGTGCTTCGTCCCTTTTGGCAAGTCGTTCCTCGGTACCGATATCAACCTTTTTTGCAGTCTGTTTTCCCATTTTTGAGTCTCCTTTTTGCTGGCTGCCGGGTAGTCATCCAGCGCGGTTAATGGTTCTATACGTGACGTGCCAAATCAGCGGGTATCAAGGGGCTATCCCGGTTTCCGGTTGCCTTTTCGGTAGATTCCGCAAATCTGATATACGTCTCCGCGGTCTTTTGATGTGCCATCATCATCCTTGAGACGTTTCCGGCAAACCTATCGAGTTCTACGTCGCTCAGTTTCCTGTTTCCGGCCGCCATTCCAAACCGTTCAAAGATATTCATCGATATCCTCCTTATCCGTTACTTCGGGGCTGAACCTTTTTATCTTTTCAACCGTGCACACTTCTCTAAAACCGGTATCACCTCTCTGCGCACGGTCCTTTCATTTAACTCCTGAACCGAAAAATAGTTCGTAATCTGAATGGGGCGGCTGCCGTTATCAGGCGAGGCTCTGAAAGCATCAGCAACTTGCCCGCCCGTGGCAAATGAGCTCTTTGGTACAGGAAGATGAATAACACCTGAGAAAAAATTACTGCCGGCGCTTGTAAGACGTTCCTGGATTTGATGGCCCGCCCTGCTCCATGGCTCATTGATTGCCGCCATGAAACCTCGTCCGATCTTCGTATCCCAGAACTTCACAGCCTCATTGTTGATAAACCATTCTCCGGGTCGCGCCATTACGTGAATGCTATCGACCGGGCTGTCGCCTGGGAGTTGTCCACCCCTGGCGAAGCCGGGAAGGGGAGATGAAGTCGAAGCGGAAGTCGCTTCCCTAGCGGCCTTGGCAGCGGCAGCCTCTTCCTTTATGTTGGCCATCTTCCGCTTGTGGATCTCCTCCAGGAGAGTGAGCGCCTCCTGATATTCCTGTGTAATGGCCATGTCTCCCGCCTTCCGGGCGTCGTCCAGCTTGGCGAGCAGTTCGTCCTTCTTTGCCTCGTAATCGCGCTCCTCGATGGCGGTCTTGTTGCCCAACATCTCGTCCAGCTCGTCGCGGAGGCTGTCCACCGTGTCCTCGGCCTGCTCTTGCGCTTCTTTCAGGGATTCCGTGAGGCGGTCCACCTCGCTCCTGACATCGTCCAGGTCCGAGTCGTTCAGGAGGTCCATCTCCTTAATCAGGCTGTTCGCGCGCTGTACCTGCCAGTCGGTGGCCAGCCCCATCTTTTTCAGCTGTTCGGTCAGTTCGGCCACGGCCAGGCGCTGGGAGTAGTAGCGGTAGGTGAGCTGCTCCGCCTTTTCGGCGTGCTCGCCCAATAACCTCCCGAACTGGAACCAGTCCCGGCTCGCCTCGTCCGCCTTGCGGACCGCCGCCGCGACCTCTTCCAGTTTGGCACGGAGCCCCTCCACGGTATCCAGCGCGGCCTGTTTGACCGATACGCCGAACGCCGCCGCCACCTTCGGGCCGAGCGCGACCACCTTGTTCGTTATCGCGTCCCATTGAGCGTAAAACCATTGTGCAAAAGAGCGGAACGATTCTTGCTCTTTTTTCGAGGTCTTCTCGGCTTCCGCCGCCTCGCTTTCATACCTGCCGATGTTCTCGGCGTTGATCTGGTCGTCCAGCGCCCGTTTTGCTTCGGCGTATTCCCTGTCCGCCTGGTACTTCGCTGCCAGAGCCTGCTTGTATTCCACCGTGTCGGGCGGAGCGGCCGCCAGTTCCCGCCGCCTGAGTTCCGCCACCTGCGCCAGGTAATTCTTTTCAGCCTCCAGCTTGTCGCGGGCGGCTTGCTGATGGGTGATGCTCCCGTCCCGCTCGCTGTCCTTCAGCCAGTCCAGGCGCTTTTTAAGTTCGAGCTGGTAATCGAGGGAGGATTTTTCGAGGTTGATTTTCTCGTTTTCGTGTGACTGTTTGCGCTGTTCGGTCTGCTTGTTGGTAAACAGCGCATGTGCCTGGCTCATCGCAGCAAGGGCGGTTTTATATTCTTCCGATTCCTTGTCATACAGGCCTGAAACCAACTCGAAGCGCTGTTTTTTGACTTCGTAGAGTTTCGTTGCATCTTCGAGTTCCAGATTTATGATTCTTGTCCGTCCGGCCTGCTCTGTGATGGCTTCCTGATTGACCTGTTCCTTTATCAGGTCGATTAGGCCCTTGGTCTCTTTCTTTTTGTTCTCCAGCGATATCTCGATCTTATCGAGCTCGATGAATTTCGAATCTTCCTTGTGTTTTCTTTCCAGCTCCTGGAGCGCCTCGTTTTTATTTTTTTCCAGGAGAATGTATGCGGCGGCGCCCTTCTGGGTGCTTTTCAATTCCTCGGCGTAATGGTCTTCAATGGCCGCTTTCTTCTTTTCGTATTTCTGTTGATACTCAGCCACAAGCTGACGGTCCAGGTCCCCTGAAGCCTTCGCGAACTTAACGGCATCCTTCAGCTTTCCCTCCTCGGCTGAACGTTGAGCCGCAAGGGACTTTTTTGAATACTGTTCTTCAAGCTGTAGCAGCTCCCGCTTCCTGCCTTCTTCCATTCGCCGGTATTCATCGCTCCCTTTCGCGACCAGCGCCATGGCTTTTGACCAGTATCCCTCGATCGCGCCCTTTCTCTCTTCGTATTCCTCTTTCGTCTTTTTGGTCAGGTCCGTCTCAATCTTCGCAACTGATTTTCCGCTCTCTATGGCGATGTTGGCGCGCTTCAGGGCATCCTGGACCATATTCCCGGTGCTCTTGGCTCCTTCGGAATCTATGTCTTTCCAGATTTCGATTACCCGGTCCCTGATCTCCTTGAGCTTGGCAATGCGTTCGGACAGGGAGAGCGAGGCGTCTGTGACGGTATATTTGGCGTGGTAATATCCGACTGCGGCGGCCGTCAATTGCCTGTACTTTTCAACCAGGACGGCGACACCTTGCGCAAGGGTGCTTGTGCCCTGCAATGCAGCGGTATACGCAGGAAGAAGTGATTTCCCCACCTGGGCCTTTGATTCCAGTATTTCATTGTTCAGCCGATTGATGGCGGCCTGCCCTTCCTGAGCGGCCTTCACCGCTGCATCTCCATAGGTCAGATGCAGCATTTCAGCAAGGCGGGGAAGCAGATCGTCGGCCATGACCTGGCCGTTTCCCATCTGTTTCATCAGTTCTGAGGTGGTGATTCCCATTGAGTCGGCGGCGAGCTTCAAGGCGCCGGGAAGCCGTTCTCCCAATTGCTGATTGAGTTCCTCCGCGCTTACTTTTCCCTTGCTCATCATTTGTTGGAGGGCGAGCAGAATGCCGTTTGTATCGTCCGCTGACAAATGAAGAGCAGTAGCGGCTTCCGCCACTCCGACGAATACCTTTCGGGCCTTTTCGCCCTCAATGCTGGTATTCTTGGTGGCGGCGGCGAACTTGCCGTATGAATCAGCCGTGCTCGACAGATCGAGGCCCAGGCGGTTTACCTCTGTTCGCAGGAAATCGATCTCTTTACCAGCATCAGCGCCGGAGACGGCCTCCAAGGTGCTTTTCAACTTGGTCATTTTTAGCGAGGCGTCTACACACTCCTTACCCATCGCGACGAAGCCCATGCCGGCAAGTGATGCGCCCACAGAGCCGACCGCGCCCTTTAACGACAGGAAACTGTTGCCGGTCCCTTTCAGTTCCTTATCCAGGCCCGTGAGCTGTTCTTTCAATGCCTGGTGAGCCCGTTTTATTTCCGTGGCTGAAATAATTCCGGAAGTTTTGATCTGTTCAAAAGCAGCTATAAGGCTTGCTCTCTGTTTTTCGATATCGAACGCGGACCGAAGATTGAGGGTCTTGAAAGCGCCGGAGAGGGCGGAGAAAGAGTTGTCGAGGCTGTTGGCTACAATCTTGCCCGATATGCCCATGGCCTGGAAGGCCGACTCGATAGCCTTGATCGCGGCCGATGCGTTATCTTTTGCTTCAATGATGATTTGGACCTTGTCTGTACTCATATTTACCCCTCGTATCTCAGTATCAAGCCAGAGTGAATAAGCATTACGAGCCGGAAGACAGGCATGTCATCCCGGCATTTTTCAGAATCTTGTAGGCAGTTACTTTGGAGACCCCGTTTGCATTGGCAAAATCATTGATTGGCTCCCCGTGGTAGGCGGCAGCCATTCTGGCGTGCTTCTCACGGATAAGTTCCGTTTGGCGCTTCTTGAAATACACGAGTCGGCCGCCAAGATGGGTGATAAGTGTTGCGGTTTTTTCTGAACCGATGACCTTCGCGAAGTCATCGTAAAACTTCCCTCGGCCCTTCCCTGTTGGAATATAGAGCTGGCAACCCATGAAGACGGCTTCGAGTAAGGCAAAGGCATCAGGCCCGACTATCTGATTGACCTGCTCCAGGCTCGCGGACTTCATTCGTCATCTCCAGAGGTCCCGATGTTATCCCTGAGAGTGGCTGGATTTGCTCGCCTCACCAGGTTTCTGACCTGATTTTCTGTTAGGTCATGTTTTAGTGCCAGTTCGCGGTAATTCCGGCCGTCGAACTCGGCAACTATCGCGGATGCCTTGCGTGCTTGCTGCTCCGCGATGTTGAGGGGAAAGTAAATGCAGGCGCCCGCAAAATTCCTGCATATTGAGGCGGTGATGGCGGTCGCCAGTCTGACCGTGGCGGCAGGCTGTAAACCAGCCTCTTTCAGCGTCTCGACAATCACCCTCGCCACTTCCAGATAGAGTCCCTTCCCCGCACGTCGGCTCATAATCCCTCCCTTGATCATCATTTCGCCTTTATCTGTGCCTTGACGGGAGTTGCCCGGTTGAAGGCATAGATAGGCGAGATCCGCCAGCCACATGAAAAGCACCGGTAAAGCTCTTCATCCGTTTCACCAAACTGCCGTTCTCTGTCATTCACCATGTAGCCGCTGCACCTGTGGCAGCGGCCCATGAAGACGGCGACTTTTCGGCGACGAGGTTTCTTTTCCCGTCGTTCCGAGAGGACTTCTTCATCCATCTGGGCAGTATCTTCAGCGAGCAGTTCGCCGATTTCCCCTGACAACCCCGGACAAAGGTCTCCGAGCTGTTCTTCGGCAAGCTCGACCTCGAAATCAGCCAGCAAGGCAAGAGTATCGCTTTCATCCTCAATTTGGTCGGCGTTTGGAAACTCACCCTGTGGGTCTTCAACGTCAACCGGCAATATGGCCCTATCCGGTTCATTCTCGTTTGCGTACCGGGCGGGGGAAACCAGCCTTAATGCAAGAACTGGCGGCGGCTGGTCGTAAAGCCCGCCGCAACCTTCGCAACGGCAATCGCCGCCGGATCGCCCCCGGTTTTGCCCGCAGGCGGCCATTGAGAGTCGGGCTTGATAGCGGAGGCAATAGGCTGTGTTCGTGGCTAGCCAAGTCTCAATGTCCATGTCAGTGGTTGCGACTGCAAGGTGCATGATGTTTTTCTCCGGGGTCCTTTACTTCCGTGCCGGTGTTCGATATAGTAAAACCGTCTCTGAATAGAACGGCGTAAGTCTCAAAGGAAGAGCGGAGGGCGCTTCAGCGCGCCGTCGTGTTGCGCGGTTCGATTCCACGCCGCCGTTATCGGAGTTATTTGCTGGCCCGGCGGGGCCGTCCCCTCAACCGTCGGGCAAAGGACGTGCGTCGGGACGGCTGCGCATAGTCTCAAATCCATTCCAAAACGCTTCAGACCTGAATTTCCCGAACAGGCAGTTACTTCACATCTCCGGAACCGCATTAAAACCATCTTTAAATTTTTGCGTGTCGGCTTTTCGCTTTCCGGCCCATAGGTAGGACACTGTTTGACGAGAAAAGCGGCTCACAGGGCAAATTTCGCGTTCCGGCCTTCCAGGGCAAAGCTTTTTATCCGTTGACCGACTTGGCTTGTGCACTACCGTCAAGAGAGCCGTACCAACACACTTCAAGCGTACCGTCCTTGTGTTGATGCAGCCGCGCGTCACCGCCATGTTTCCGGACGAAGTTAACCCAAGAGGTTACCAGAGGCGCAAGTTCCTGGTGAATCCCGGCGTAAGTGAGAAGCATCTTCCCGATTTCCGTTGCCTGATACTGCCAGTCTTTGTTTCCAGTCGGCTCAATGGCATGTAGCACGATCCCGGAAACGAGTTCCGCCGGTATCTGGTCGCCGGGTTGCGGTTTGTTCATGATTCGCCATCGCAAGCTATTGAAGGCTCCATAGCATTCATCGTGCTGCATGGACGCTTCCTTAGACGAATCCAGACACAACCCCAATAATGTCTGCACTTCGTTGTAATGCCTGAGGGAGTCATCCTCGCTTTCGGTAAGTGCAAATACAGCCGTTAAGAGACTGGTGATCTTCATGCCGTAGCCTATTACGGCGTCGAAGTACTTGATGCTATCCTCGATATCCATGGTAGTAGCGCTCATGTCCGTTCCTTTCGATGGTTTGTTTTGCTGGGCCTTGGTGTGACGTCCCTGTCAGGCCGCCTTCCTCTTCCTCATCGAGTTGAGGGCATTGATTACCTTGCCCGCTCCCTCGAAATCCAGGAATCGGAGATCCGAAACCTTGGCGACCCGTTCGAGGAAAGACCGGAGGGCTTTCTTGCGGCACTCCGGCTCCTCGATCCGGCTCACATCCTGCCACATGGCCTCTATCTTTCTCAGTTGCGGCGGCGTGGCTATGTTGCCCCGGCGGCCGTCCCATTCGTCAAACTTCTTCTGACGCGCGGGCCGCTGCTCCCATACCCCGGCACGCACGGCTATGTCTTTCAGTTCACGGATCAGCACTTCAGCCTGGGTCATGGTAAGTTCCTTCGAGGAAGTCACCTTGAACCATTCGTCAAGGATCGACCGGTAAGTCGGATCATCGAGCTGAAGGGCGCTTTTCAGGCTGTGCACCAGCTTGATTTGATTTTTGGTTATGGAAGCCGTCTTCATGTCGGTTTTCCTCAAGAACTACCTTTTGACGATCAATTCCCGAACCTGGGTATGAAGGTCATTGTAAAGCCGCTTCTGCGTGGCAAACAGCAGGCCGGGCTCAAACCTTTCACTCTTCATGTAATCGATGTCGCAATCGTTGAAGAGCAGTTCCATTGCCTGTGCAAGGGCTTCCAGCTCAAAAAGACGATTGGTTATGTCCTTTTCCAGTAATTCCATTTCTCTCTTATCTGTTTCCGTCATGCGTTCCCCCCTTCAAGGGTAGAAATAGCGCCTTCAAGCTTGCTTTGCAGATAGTGAAAGCAGTGCTGCAATCCGACGGTTTCACGGTTGTTCTTAGGGAGATGGCGCATTTCCCCCGCCATGGCGCAGCATGCCAGATTCAGAAACATGGTGATGCTGAGGCAGTCCTCCAGCTCATTGAGCGCTATATTTTCTTCGCTTGCGGTCATGTCCTCTCTCCTCCTTTGTCGTAGCTGTATTCTTTCGTAATTTTCCTCAGGAACCGTCCCAGGCTGCTTTTTGACGGGGTTCTTGCTTTCCCGAAGCGCCGTGATATCAACTCTCGTAATTCCTTGATGGTATGGTAGCGGTCAAGCCCGTTGATAAAGTCGAACACCTCCTTATCCTGCTCTACGCGGGACATACCTCCACGGGGACGGCGCACAAGCAACGGGTTTATTTTGTCGCGGATCATAGTTTCCCCCTTGTCCGCAGATATTTGTAAAGATGCGACAGACAAGGCGTCCCCTCTTCACCAAAACGGGCAACAAGTTCGGCTCTAAGTTCCTTGCCGGTGGTGTACTCTGGGATTGTTTCAAGATATGCCCATACCTCGGCATACGGGTCATGCTTGCGTTTTTTGATCGGAACAAGCCGCTGCACAATCGGCACGATCCCCGGCAGGTCTTTGGCCTTCATCCCTTCGGTTAGCGTATGGAGCGCGGCAATAAGGGCCTTGACCGCCTCCAGTCTTTCTATCCCTTCAAGCTGCTGTAATATGGTATTGGTCATTTTTCACGCGCTCCTTTGTTCATCGCACAGCCCCTTTTCTCTGGTGTTTGTCTCCCCGCTAAATGGCCATGATTACTTCTTCGCTCACCTTTGTTTCCCCCATCTCAAAGGCAAGATTCATGGCTTTGGCGGCATAATTGTTGACTAGGAGTGGGTATGCGTGGGACACATTCCCCTTCCCGTCGCGACTGGCGCTGGTAAGTCGGCGTGAAAGGGCATCAAACGAATCTTCGGAAAATATGTCCTCTATCTTTGCGCCTACGCGTTTGAACTTGGTGGCAAGATAATCCCGCATATGCCCGTTCAACCCCTGGATCTCAGCTACTTGGACCCGACGTATCACCTCGCGCATATCGACATTTTGGGCTTCATTGAACAGATGCTTCAACTCGGTCTGACCGACAAGTATGATGCCGAGGAGTTTCCGATAACCGTCTTCCAGCTCGTAAAACCTTTTCAAGAATTTGAGGGTCTTCACGTTCAGGTCGTGAGCTTCCTCGATGACCAGGCAGGCCCGGTATCCGGATTTCGCGCGGTCCAGCAGCAACCGCTGCACCTGGCGTGATTTGTCCTCTAATTTTATTTTGGCCTTTTCGCTGCTGATGTCGTAGATGATGGCGTCGCAGATGGACGCGGCGGTGAGCCGGGTTTTGTCGATGGTCTGGGGATAGATAACCAGCATGTCGCCCTCACGCTTCAGCTGCTCGACGACCATGCGCCTCATCACCGATTTACCGCTGCCGACCTCCCCGATAATAGCCAGGAACCCGCCGTGCCGGGCGGCGTCAAGCATGGCCTCTTTGATAAAGCGATGCTCGTCGCTCATGTAAATGTCGGAATCCTTCTGGATATCGTCGATGAAGGGGTTGCGGAACAACTTGAAATATCGCATCGCCTCTTGTGAAATCATCTCCACCTCCCATTGTATAGTGATTGACTCAGGGTTTCCGGGGGTCGTTGCCCCGTCTTTCTTCGTCTGATAGCTGCTCTTCGGGTGCACCCGGTGCATCTGCCTGCCGAGCGGGCTCCAGATGTCGCCTATTCGAAACCCCTGCTGAATCAGCCACTGTTCCACTCCGGGTTGTTGCATCAGCCACTGTTCGACCTTGCTTTTGAAATCTGGAACCGTGGCCGGTAGATACCCTCTGTTGATAACTAGGTTGATGGTTGTCCTGGCAAGTCCAAGATGAGTTGCAAGGTTTCCCTGGAAGATGTCGCACCGCACGATCAGCTCTTTCAGCACGATCGGCCGCACCTCCAACCGGTACGCGTTCGATCCGTTCGTCACGTCACACCTCCATTGATTTTCAGCCGTTAGCCGCCTGCCGCCTGCCGCTGGTTTTCACCTGCCTCACTACCCGTAAATCGGCCGATTACCGCTTCTATATCCGCTGCCGTGACCGTGCCCCGGTACTCGGCCCGCAGCTCCCGGTTTATCTCCGTGGTGATAGCGATTCCGGCCTCTCTCATGCGCTTGAACAGCTCCATGACGGGGTATTCCATCGGCGCGGCAGGGCGGGCGATCTCGATGGGTGTGCCACGTTTCGGCAGGGTGGCAAGGTTGTCCACCTTTTCCGTGAACCCCTCGAAGGCGTTCATGCCATAGAAGGGGGTTTCCTTCTTCCTGTTGGGCTCCCGGCTGCCGTAAGCAAGCTCGTCCATCCGCTTTGCGGCCTGCTGTGTAAAGGTCTCGGGCTGGGCCTTGTATTCCTGGCCGATGATAGCCGCATTGACGGAGAACCCTCCCAACTCGGCCGGCAACTTGTCGATAGCCCGCGCCTCGTACCGGTTATTCTCGTACCCGATGATGACGATACCTTCGCGCCACTTGTACAGGTTCTTAATGACCGTTACCTTTGCCCCTGCCGGGATACCGAAGCCGCGCAGGTTGAATTCCTTGCCCTGGAAGGAAATGCGGTTGTTGGCCACGGTGCGCTCTTCCTCCGGTTTGTTCAGCAGGTCCTGGAGTTCGGCCCTGGCGGGGAGTTCACGTAATTGTTCCGCATTGATGTTGAGCCACATGGAAAGGCGGGGGAAACCGTGGCGGGTGTGCTTTTTGGTGGCGTTGTACCAGAGGCAGAAACCGAAGGCTTTTCGGTTCAGGTCCTCCAAAGAGGTCGCCGGGTCGATCCGGAGGCGGGTTTCAAACCATTCTTCCCAGATGCAATGGGTTACCTCTACCGAGCCTTGACGGCGGGAATTGCCCGCCATGCCTGGAAGGATGTCAACGCCGATGCCGTCCCAGAAGGGGAGCCCGAGCGCCTTTGCTTTTGCCCGCGAACCGCCGTCCATAAGCATCAGCAGCGGCACGCCCCGGAAAGGGAAGCGGTTGTCATGCTTCACCTCCCAGGCGCTGCATACGAAATCGAACAGGTTCTCGGCGGTCTCGCCGTCCGTGAGGTAATATTTGACAAAGAAGAAGCCGGAAAAATGATCGGTGATGATGTAGCGTTGCAGTGGCGTCTTGATTTTTTTGAAATTCTCCAGTTTGTTCTTGTAGAATTCATCCTCGCGGATTACCGACATGCCGCCTTTGTCAAGGTAATACTGGATGCAGGTTGATACATCGACGCTGTGAACGTGGTTCGGATGAAGGCTGCGCATCTCGGTGTGCGGGGTAGGGCTGTTCTGATGTTTGGCGCTCATTTGCCGCTCCCTGAGTTTTCTCTGTAGCGTGGGGACCGATACCTGGCCCGGTGCAATCAGGCCGTTATCCTCGAAAAAGACCAGAGCGTTTTCGACCGGGGAGATGACCCCTTTGTTTTCACGGCGTGTGACTCGCATAAAGGACCCTACCGCGTCGAGCTGGTCGGGGCTGATGGAACTTGTTCCCTTGTCGCAACGTGACTTGCGTCCGCTGCTAAAGCCGTACTCCTTGGCTATCCGCATCATGTGCCCGTAGGTGTAACCATATTGGCCGCAGTACTTGTCGATGATTGCCCTCCGGTCGCCGGGCTGCGCTTCTTTAAGGTCAAAAACCATATCCCGTTGCCACATACTTCCCTCTCTGGTGAAGTTTCCGTCGCGTCACGTCCGGGAGGATATAACCGCCTCCCCTGCTTATTTAAAGCCGTTCTGCTCCGCCCATCGGGAATAATCCTCCAGAAGTTCCGGGTTCATGGTGGGATCGCCCACCTCTGTAACCAGGGTGTCGTAGAGGGCTAGAATCTGCATCTTCAGGTAATGGGCGCTGGAGATGAGCGCGGCGCGCATGCGAGGGGAGAGGTCGGGAAATTCGTTCCTGATTTCAGCGGGCTCCATGGCAATCAACGAACCTTGCGCCATGATTTTGTATGCTTCGATCCGTTTAACGAACGCATCCTCGTCAGGGGTAAGCCCGCGGACCAGTGCCTGTTTTTCGAAGAGGGCAAGTTCTTTCTCCTGCTTTTTGATTAATTCCCGCTTTGATGCAATTTCCCTATCGCGAACCCTTATTTCTGCATCTGTATCTTCTTTTACCTTCTTATTCTCCAAGAGGATGTCCTCGATAACCTTCCGAATCTCTTCCCGGTCGGCTTTTTCAAGATTTATGACCTTGCCGTCGCGTATTTCCATACGGGCTTCGTCCGGGAGGGAGGCATAGCCGAGGAGGTCACGGCGAGTAAAACCGACTTTGTCCAACAATTTAACTTCTTCAACCGTCAATGTGCGTGCAATTTTAAGATTGTTATAGGCGGTTGATCTACCGATCCCGAGCTGTTCGAGATAGTCATCTATGCTTGTAATGCCCGGAATTTTCTTGAATTCTTTGTTGTCTATGATCTTGGCCAGCTGTTTATATCCGAGGTATTCCGAGAGGAGTTCTATTGATTTGTATGCCTGTATACGCCCTGCAATCAGTCCAAGTTCGTTGGACAAATTCATTTTTTCTCGCATCTCGGCAAGCTCCCGATCGGCGGCCGCCCTCGCTGTTTTGTAAATCTCTTCACCAGCAAGGGTTTCCACGGGTATTTCAGTTTGTTTTCGCGACATTTTCGCCTCCATCATCCATGAGAATTTGTCTTTCAACCTATTTATAAGTGCCCGGCTAGTAAGGCCAGACGCCTTTTTTTCTGTTCGGCATAACACTTACCTCACCGTTATGGATTCCAGCTCGCGCTGCCGCCGGGCGATCTCTGCCTCCAGGTTGCTCCTGATCCTGGCCCAGTGCACGGCCAGCCTCATGCCGAGCCGATAGCCTCCGCCGATCATCATCACGTACCCTGCGTCCTCCAGCGTGGCCAGGTGGCACATGACCGTGCCCACCGACATGCCGACCGCCTGAGCGATCTGTGGCCCGGTGACTATGTCCTTTACCCCAGACAGGTACTCAATAATCTCTGTCGTCTTCCGGACCGCCTCAATCCGTTTGTAAGTTGTCGCCACGATCAGACCTCCTTAAGGTTGTCCGCTATCCAGGAGCCACGCGGAACAGCTTGCGGTCGAAAATACGCGACGGCGGAAGAACCTCCCGGAAGTTCGCCGAACACTCGTAAAACACCGCACTCCATCTTCTCTTCGTGAATCGCCCAGAAATCGCACAGGCGAAACGGTATCATCGGAAATCCCATCAACATGACGCGCCTCCTACTTGATGCCGCGTTTGGAGCGGATTATTAGTATCCGCTGCTCGATGCTGCGCTGTTGTTCGGTGAGCCGGGCCAGCTCGACCAAGTCCTTGTCTTCCGGGTGCAACACATCGGCGTCGAGGGGCTCCAACAGGTAGCGGAAGGGCTCAAAAGTGCCGCTTACGAAACAGAACGCCGTAAGAGCAGCGGCCTTCATTCCATTAGCCGGATCACTTGCTGCGTATTTGTCCAACATCTCTTTACTGATCGTTGCCTTCATCAGGCGTGACATCTCGGCCGCAATCTGATAGCGGTCCTTGCCGCAGCCGCTCATCGACCTGGACAGGCACTGTCGGAAGCCCAGGTCAATATCAAGGGCACCCTCTGCCGTGTTGTTGTCAAACAGCGCCGGTTGCATAGATAACCCCTTATCAACATGTGCTTTTCGATTCGCCATGACATCCCTCATTTGCTCTGTTAAACTCAAACCATATTTGATAGAGTGCAAAATCAATCAGGCTGTAATGGGTTCGCCGCTCTTTGCACGGATCATTTCTTCAATGATTTTTTTCACCCGGCTGCCTTTACGTTTTGCGTTGATGACGTAGGAGACGAATGTTTCCGAGACCCCGGCTTGCTCTGCAATCATACGATTGGTGATTCCATATAGAGTCATAAGCGATCTGGTCTTTCTGATTTCATAGTTTTTCATGGGTTGCCTCGCTTCTGGGAAAGTTTCCCGCGACGTCTCAGGCTGATAGGTCAGCAAAAAATTTTTATCACTTTACGTTTAGATTCGTAAACATTTGAGGACAATATAAACTCAATTAAGAACGGAGTCAACAAAAAATGAACTCATTTGCGGACAGGCTGAAAATAATCATGGGGTCCGTGTCTGGTAGGGAGTTTGCTGCAAAGCTTGGCAAAAGCTCTACTACTGTAAATCAGTACCTCAAAGGTAGGACTCCACCCGCAGATTTTATTGTCCTCGTTTGCGAGCGATATCAGATTGAACACAAGTGGCTTCTCACGGGCGAAGGCCCCATGAAACGAGGTGAAGAGCCCAAAGCCGCACCTGGGGTCATTGACGAGGAGTTACTGAAAGAGGCAATCCAGGCGGTTGAGGAGTATTTGGAGGAAATAAAGGGGACACTGACGCCGGAAAAGAAGGCGGAACTGGTGATGCTGCTCTGTCAATGGCATTTGAAGGAAGCTCCGGAAAGCAGGAAAATCAACAGGGCAACGGTGATAAGTTTGGTAAGGCTTGCGGCATAAGGAGAAAGGGATATGGCGGACGATACGAAAGAAAGAATGAAAAGCGTTTTGAAGCTGGTAAAACCAGTGTCAGGAGAGAAGCCCTCGCCCAGCAAGAAGAAAGAAATATCGACAAGCATTTCAGTTTCAGATAGTCACGGCGTTGTCATAGGCGACAATGGCACGGTTAACAACATCACAGCTGAAAAGGTTGTACATCGGCCAAAAGTCACGGTAGTGCCTGGACATGTGGTTATCACTGAAGAACAGGCGGTTATCATCAGAAGCCTTGTCAGAGAGATAGGAGACCTTGAGAAAGCCCTGAAAACGAAACCAAAAAGCTATGCCGCAATTCAAAATGCCGCAAATAACAAGGGCGGCGTCACCCAGTATCGCTTGATACCTCTTGAAAAGTTTCCAGTTGTGGAGAAATATCTTCGTCAATGGATCGGACGCTTGACAGGCGCAAAGAGCGCTCCTAAAAAACTCACCACTGATTGGCGCAAGAGACAATATGCTTATATTAAAACAAATGTCATAAAAATGGGCCTTGAGAAGAAACTTGACGAGTATTTGAATGATAGATTTCAAGTCGATTCCATCTCAGATTTGAGCGATGATGATTTGAGAAAGACTTATCTTGCGGTTGCAGGTTGGAAGCAGGGGGCTAAGTAAAATGGGTATTTCTGAAAGAATAGACCTGAATAATAGAGACTATTTGCAGGGTTGTGGACGAGTAGGTGATGGATTACTGCATTTGGACTGGGCGCGACAGGCGGTCCGTGCCGGTGATACCGACAGAGCACGGGTGGAATACATGAAGGCCGCCGAGAGCTGGCGGCAGGCCAACGAAACAGAGGGCGGCAAGTGGTCAAGAGAGCTTGAGCTTGTAAATAAGGAGTACTCCGATTTTGTCCAGGCTGATCCTGCCTACAAAAACGGATTGGCTGTGCTTATCCCGATCATCAAGGCAACGCCCGGCATCCTGCAAACCGATCTGTATAAGGTATGTCCCGGCGTCGAACGAGAAACCATCTCATACATCCTCTACTTTGCTTCATTATCTGGGGTCATCAAACGGATGAAGAAAGGCCGGACTTACGAGTTGCACGCGACCTGATTGGTAGACAATCCATTGGGGAGAAAACAAAATGTAACGAGATCCGTATCGTCATCAAACATCACTTGAAATTGACCACAATCCCGCACTATCACGAAGACTCCCGCTCTCTCCCGCAACCCACTTATTGCATATCTTGTCCCTGACTTATATCATCTCTGATCACCGATGTTCAATCAAGCGGATGTCAGGGTTGCTTTGCTAGGCAATGGACACTTCTATCCTGAACCGTGCGCCATCTGCCGTATTTTCGGCGCTGAGCACCCCTCCCATGTTTTTTTCTATGATATTTTTTGCCATGTACAGACCGATTCCCGTGCCGCCGCCCGCTTCATTGGTGGTGAAATAGAAATCGAAAATCCTTTCCCTGATTCCCTCGGGAATGCCCCCGCCGTTGTCCGTCACCGTGACGACCGACGCACTCTCTTCCGCATAGGCCCGTATCATCACCCTCGGTTTTTTCGTTCCCCGTGCCATGAAGACATCCCTGGCGTTTGCCAGTATGTTGAGAAGGACCTGGACATATTCCTTCGGATAGCCGAACGCCGTCAAGCCTGGATCCACATCCAGTTCAACCGTGATGGAATGGAAACTCAGGGCCGGCGCAATGAAGGCGAGGGCCTGGTCGATGGAGTCCTTTATAGTGAACACCTTCTTTTCCTTGTCCGGCCGGTAGAAACCCCTGAAGACATCCATGGTCTGCATCATGTGATCCAGCAGGGCCATTGTCATGCGCACGGTTTCCCTGACGTGTTCATCCGTCAGTTCGCCATCGGCTGCTGTTTCTCCCAGATCCTGAATAACAAGGGAAAGGGACGTGAGCGGCTGCTTCCACTGGTGTGCGATGTGATCCAGCATCTCCCCCAGGGCCGCCTGGCGGTTCTGCTGGATGAGCATGATGTCCTTTTCACGGTTTTTCTCGACTTCTTCACGCACCCTGTTTTCCAGTGTGCCGTTGAGTTCTTCCAGCAGCTGCTTCTTTTCCCTCAGCTTCTCTTCGGTCAGTTTGAGGTCGTGTATGTCGGCGATGACGGAATGTTTCGAGATCGTGCCGTTCGCATTGTAAATGGGAACGTTCACCACATGGTACCAGCGTCCATCCTTCGGGCTATTCAACTCCCAATGCAGAGTCTCTCCGGCAAATACACGATCATTGACGCACCACGGACAGACGGAATCCCTGCCGTGAAGCACCTCGTAGCAGAATTCGCCTGTAGCGTCGTCCCCGGTCCGCTCGATCAGCTTCCGGTTCATGAACTCGACGCGGTAATCCTGGGAACAGATATAGATGAAGCCATCGTAGGTATCGACCAGTGACCGGTACTTTTGCTGGCTGTCGCGAAGTTCTTCCTCCATCCTCTTGCGCTCGGTGACGTCGATGACGATCCCTTCGAAGTTTGTGACGCGCCCCGCGCCGTCCCGTTCCACATTGCTGTGCTCGTTTACCCAGCGGACATCCCCACCATTGGTCATTATCCGGTATTCAAGGAGAAACTGATCGGCCCCCTCATCGCAGAAATCGTGGACCTCCCGGGTCACCCGCTCCCGGTCGTCACGATGGAGTATCGCGGAATAGGTGACGCTTCCGGAAAGGAAATCATCGGGGTCATACCCGAACTGCTTGATATTTCCGGAAACCAGCTCAACGCGCCACTCATCATCGCCCTTCCAGCGGAACAGCACCGCCGGGCTGTTTTCCACCACCTTATTGGCCTGACGCAGGGTTGCCGTCAGCCGGTCCCGCTCGGCAACCGAGTGCGCCAGCTTGATGTTGGCGTAGCTCAGCTTGGACAGCATTTCGGTGAACCTCAGGAAAACGGCCTTTCCCGTGTTCACGAGCTCCTGACTGTGGCGGGGCACGGCATCCAGGGCTGCCAGGTATTCCTTTTCGGGGAAGCCGTACGCGCTCGCCTGAGAGCGGAACAGGTCGTAATCGGGTTCCTCGTTGGTAAAGAAGAACTGCCCCAGGAACAGATTGCCCATATGCCTTCCCCCGACGATGATGGGGGTGACGATATGCCACATGTTGTTCCTGCATCGGTACTGCCTGAACTCCCCCGGCGGTAGGCCGACCGTGAGGTCCGTGTCGCTTTCAAGGCACTTCTTCAGGGTTTCGGGGTGGTTCCGGTGGTATTTTGAACAGATATCCTGCCATCCCGCATCCACCAGCACCCGCCCCTTGAGATCGATGATGCCCATCTTGAGGCCGGTGATGCGGTAGAGATCGTCCATAAGCGCCTGGATCTGCGGCGAGTCCAGGATATCGGCAAGGTCCAGTTCTCCGGTATCGCCTTCGGGGTCGAGGATGCTCTCCAGCTTCCGCCTTACGCGCGTCTCGCTCTCACGCAGCGCCTCCTCGGCCTGCTTGCGCTCGGTTATGTCCTTGACAAATGAGATGCCGTATCTTTTTCCATGGAAATCGAGGTGGTTGGCGGTGATTTCAACGGGTAGGGTGGTACCGTCCTTCCGTCTATGGCTCGTATAGTGTGTCGCGGCGCCCTTGTCATCCAGTATTTTTTTCAGCTCCAGCATCCTCTCGGGGTTTATTTCCGGGTCTATATCGAATATGCTGAGCGCGCACAACTCCTCCCTGGTATACCCGAGATCCTTGCAGGCGTGATCGTTCACATTGAAGATCGTGCCGGTTTCATCGCTCTGATAAATGCCGATCCCGGCCTTGTCAATGCAGAATTGGGACAACAGCAGTTCTTCTTCCATCCGCTTGCGCTCGACTATCTCCCAGGCGAGATCGGCGAGCAGGGAGACCGCCTCAACATCTTCGGGGGTATAGTTGCGGGGTTTGTTACCCACGCCGAGGATTGCCACAACAGCGTCGCCTCGAAAAACCGGCACGACGAGTTCCCGTACGAGGCGGGCGTGATCAGGCGGCATCTCCCCGCGGTCGGAAAGCGAGGCATAATCATTGTGGATGACGGGACGGCGTTCATGGATGCAGTCGACCCATACCCCCGCGGCCGACAGGTCATAGTTGTGCCCTTTCCCTTCCGCCCTGCAGAACTCCGCCTTTGTCCTGGTCGACCAGTTCTGCAGGGAAAGTGTCTTCTGATCGTCATCAAGAAAATGATAGAAGCCGATGAGGCTATCCGTCAGCGCCTCCGCCTCGTCAAGGGTCGCCTCAAGCAGTGCGTCCATGGAATGGGTCGCGGCGAATTCCAGAAGCCGAAGCCGTGCCGTGATGACTCTTTCGGTGCGGTTTCGTACGCTGATTTCCTCCTCCAGGAGTTCCTTGGCGCGCCGGAGTTCCGTTGTCCGCCCGGCAACTCTTATTTCCAGATCGTCGCGGGCACGCTGGAGTTCCTCTTCCATCTGCTTTCGTTCGGTAATATCGATAAGTGTGGCTATGCCCGCGGGCTTTCCCCTGTACTCGATTCGCGCGCCGCTGAGCAAAGCCCATTTCTCTTTACCTTCCTTGGTAACCCACTTGTATTCGTACCGCGAAGGCACGGCCTCACCCCGCTGCCGTGCCAGCCCGCGCTCCTTCACCAGCTCCCTGAAATCGTCATGCGCCATGTCCCAGAATTTCATGTTCAGGCATTCCCGCTCCTCATATCCTATCGCATGAATGGCCATTGGATTCAGATAGACCATCTCCTCTCCCTGGTAGACGATAACCGCTGCCGGAATTGTCTCCGCCAGCACCCGGAACTTTTCTTCACTTTCCCGGAGGGCTTCCTCCGCGCGTTTACGCTCGGCCAGTTCATCCTCAAGCTCTCCGGTCCTCAGCCTCACCTGTCGCGCAAGAGCCCTGTTCCAGGCAATGACGCCCGCGACCATGAGGAGAATCGCCGCCACAGCCGCCAGAAGTCCCATCCGGAATTCACTGCTGGCGAAAAGCGATCCGGGTTCCACGGGAATCCACTTTTTATATATCGCCTGCTTCTCGGCTGTGCTTATTGCCGCAAGTCCCTTGTCCAGGATCCTGTTCAACTCCGGCCAGTCCTTCCGCGAGCAGAAGCCCATTCTGTAGGAATATCCCGATTCGCCGACAATCCGAAGGTTGGTGATCCCTTCCTTTTCGATGTAATAGGTGGCTGTAGCCAGATTCTCAACGAATGCGTCGCTCAGGCCGAAAGAAACCTTTCGCAATCCCGTCCGGACATCCGGAACCGGATCAGGGTTTACTTTCGGATGTTTGTTGACGATGAAATTATGGGCCGCATACTCGGACACCACCGAAACCTTCATTCCTTTGAGTTTTTCCAGGTCGAGAGGTCCCTTGACCTTCTCGCGGGCGATGATTACGACGGGAAATTCCAGGAAAGGCCCGGTGAACAGCATATAGTCGGCGCGCTGCGGGGTCTTTGTTGCGACATACACATCGATTTTCCTGCTTTTTGCCTTGCTGATGACTTCATCCCAGTTCCGTAGGTGGACGATCTCGATGCGTATGCCGAGCCTTTTTTCGAGAAGGGAAACGTAATCCGCCGTTATTCCGGCGTAGTCGCCGTTCCCGGAAAAATACTCGACCGGCGGAAAATCCGGATCAGGCGCCAGCCGGATCACCGGATGGGCCTTGAGCCAAGCCCTTTCCGTTGCGGTCAGCGGGTCCGCGCCTTCATGTGCGAGATGCCGGTTCCACGCAACGACAGCCAGAACGACAGACAAAAAAAGCGCTCCTGCCGGCCAAAGCCAACGGGAACGCTTCCGTATCCCAGGGATGATTGAGCTCATCATTCACCTGCCTCCATTAATCACCATCCAAAAATGCTCAAGCCAATAGACCCTGCCCCCTGCTGTATTGTGCTCTTTATACTGTAGATGGACAACGTTGAAATAATGCCTGTTTTATATGGTATTAATCAACAAATATTTTTGAGTCGCGACTCCACACCTTCAGCGCACCCCGAGATCGGTCATCAGCCGCCGCACCGCCAGCTCTTTTGCCTTTGCTTCCACGTCGATGGTAATCTCTCTATCCCGCCAGCAGCCCGGAAAATCCCCGGGATCGATGTAGTCGGCGTGGGGTCTCGGGTTACCATTCCCCCACCCGTTTCTGGGCGACGAGATGTGGAACCACGGCTCGCGACCGAACCGCTGCCACGTAGCTGCGGCATGGCGCGTTGCATCCTCGACCGAAAGGCCGTCAGGGTTGCAGCGGTGGTGATGAACATCATAGACCAGGGGGATGCCGAGTTTTTCACAGAGGGGGAGAAGGTCTTTAACCGTGTAGGTGATGTCGTCATTCTCCAGGGTGAGCCGTGCTCTCACCCTTTCCGAGAGCCCGGCGAAGGCGGCCGCCAGCCGCCGCAGGGCTTCTTCCTTTCCCCCCTCCCTGCCGCCGGCGTGGATATTGATGACTTCGGCCCCGATCATTTCAGCCAGCAACCCCTGGTATTCCAGTTCCGCCATGGATTTTCGCACCACGTCGTCACGAGGAGACGAGATGGACACGAACTGGTCCGGGTGGAAGCTGAGGCGGATATGGAGGCGGCTGCCCAGTTGATTGACCTCGTCAAGAATCGTTCGTATCTCTTCGCCGGCAGGCAGGTCGTCCAGGGCATATCCCACTTCCGGGTGCGTGTAACGGGGGAACAGCGGAGTCGACACCCGGAATGCGCCGATGCCGAGCCGGTGCGCAGTCCGGACGGCGAGGAGAAGGTTTGCGGCGTTTTCGCGGCAGATGCCCGACAGACGGTTGAGCTGCACGTCACGGGACAGCACGGAGAGCGTCTTGGCGGTGGTGGTGCGGAACCGGATCGGTTCGTTGATAAAGATACAGCAGAGTCCGAAGCGCATGGAATGTCCAGGTAGTATGTCTGATGTGCCCGGGAAAGGTCTGAACGGGCACCGGCAGTACCGTACCACAACACGGGAATTCTGTCTGCCCCCGACTGGCGGCACGGAAGCAATCCCGGTCATGAATCGCTTGCTTTCGTGGGGGCGGCACAGCGGATTGCCGCGACCCCTGCGTCAGCCACGTGGATGGGCTTGGCGCACCCGGTCCCGGTCCATCCGCATCATGACCAGTTCTTCCACGCTCTCGCGAAACGCGGGATTCAAGTCCATCTGCCTGATAAACTCGGCCTTTGCGATACGGAGAACCGTTCCCTCCCCCACCACCGTGGCGGTGGGGAGGCAGCCCCGCAGGGCGGAAATCTCTCCCAGGGCGGTGCCGGGGAGCGCCGCCACGGGCCGGCCGTGGTCCTTGAGCAGCCTTCCGTCCTGGTATGCCAGAAACCTTCCGCACAAGACGACGTAGACACTTTCGCTTTCCCGGCCCTGGGTTATGAGAGGCCGCTCCCGTCCCACATCCTCCAATGTCACGATCTCCGGCCGATCCCGGGCCAGCTCCAGCAGAACCCGGACAAAACGCTGGTCGAGCACTTGGCGCTGCCGGTCCGCGGTCCCGTGCAGCATCTGCCAGACCCGGAGCTTCTCCAGGACGGACGGCACAGCCGAGGTCCCTTCTTCGAGCCGCCGACGTTCCTCGCGGAGATCTCCACGGAAAAGCTTCCCCATGAGCTGAAAGCACCGGGGAAAGTCACCCTCTTCCAGACAGGGCACATAGTCCGTTGTGGAAAAGGGGAGGAATTCCAGGAAGACCTGACGCTCACGGACACCTCCGTCCGTTCCGCGTACGCGTCGCGTCCCGGCTCGAAGCAGTCCGTGCCGGGCAAGCGGGTCGCAGGTATCGATCCGTCCGGAGCCGAAACTATAGGGGCTGTCGAAGAGCTGCTCATTGTAGAAACCGTCGCACAACTCGATCTCTCCGGTTTCACTGTCATGGAAGAAGCAAAGGGAATGTTCTTCCACCAGATTCAGCAGTTGGATACTCTCCACCGCTCCGCCATGGGCTCCGAAGTTCGGAATCACGGGAATACCGCCTCCGTCGGCGGCCAGGTGGGGGATGGGACGCCACCTGCCGTTGACTTCATCGCGGGGCTCGATGAGCCTGAGCGTGCCGTCCGCATAACCGAGTACTATCTTAGCGTTCTCCAGCTCATACCTGGCGAGGGGTCGGCCGGCCTTGAAATCCTTCATTCCATAGCAGCGCTCCATGGGCGTCGGATCATCCGCCGATGCCCTCTTCACCTTGTACTTCTCCTCCATGGAGATCGCCTCGACGTATACCGCAACATACCCCCCACGCAGCTGGTATCGCAGAATCGCGGGAATCTCCACACCGGTAATGCGCCGAGCATCCTCTATCGAACCCCGTTCCATATGTTTCATCGCCTCCGCCAGTTTCGTCTTCACCAGCATCTGCTGATACAGGGCAAAGAGAGCACCGTTCAGGTACATGGTCTCACGGCAATCTCCGGTGTTCAGAAGCATGGCGGCGGATAGTGCCGTGGTGGAGCGGGAACCGATGCGCATGACCGGATCAATGCCCGACAACAGTATCAGTCCGTCGGAACGTGCGTCGAATTCACGGTGTGCCGGGGAGTGCAGGTCCTGGAGTTCGGCCACGCCGAGCTGGGAGCCCACCAAGCGCCGGATGGCCGAGATAACGGCCTTTGGTTGCGTGAGTTCCGCGGGAGACAGTGACGGAAGTATTTTTTCGCTGATAACGGAGAGCAGGTCATCGCGGACCTGGCGGTTGACGATGAGGTCGGGCATGCGTGCGCCCACCCGGCCGATGCCGCCCGGGATGCGTTGCGGCACAAGGGGATCGACAAGGGTCCGGAAATTGATGGTCCGCTTGAGAAACAGCGTCACCGGATCCGTGGTTTTTCCGTCGAGCAACTCCCGCCCTGCCTCATTGAGCGGGGCTTCCCGGTTCTTGCCGCGGGCGATGAACCGTTCCCGCCCGGCTGCCAGCTCCGCGAGCACTGCCTGCATCCGTTTCTGGATCTCTGCCGGCCCGCCCGGTTCAGGCCGTCGCATCCACTCACCATCCGCAATTTTGGCGAATTGCTCCCGGATGCGCGACAGGTCTCTCAAGAGGATGTCCAGCTTGAATCCGGCGTCAAGGCAGGCCAAGGCGCGGGCCGGCAAGGGATCGCCCTGCTCCGGGGGACATCCTTCATGAAAATACAGCTGGAGATAGCCCGCATGGGCCCAGAAATCGAGGGATTCCGCCCCTCCTTTCATCTCCAGGGCGCTGCGGAGCAGGACGGGCTGAACTTCACGTATGGCGCGCAGTCTGGCGATTTCCACCTCAAGCTCTGCCGAAATCCCTGTCTCATGGGAAGGCCCAGTTTCCTGATGCATCGACGCGAAAGCCGCACCTCTCTCCGCACACAAATCCGCGTACCGGTCCCCGGTGCGCAGCATCCAGCAGAAGCCCGGAAAGGGGGTCCCGAAGCCTTCAAAACCCCGGCGGTAGGCCTCGGCCGCCCGCTCCAGACAGTGGCGGCGCAGGGAGCGCACCTGTTCCACGGAAATTACTGAAAGATCCCGGCCGGGAAAATGCCGTGCGAACTCCGCCTTGACCTGTGCCGGAACGATGTCGATCCTCTCCGAAGCGTCGTTCAGTTTCCGGGCAAAGATCTCGGCGCTCAGCATCCTGCAGGAAAAGGCATCGCCCAGGATGCCCCACACCAGTCCGTTCTCCCCGCCTTCAGCGATAAGGCGCCCGCATTCCCGTATCGCCTCGCAGACCCGACCCGCCTTGTTCAAGGCAAGCAGGTAGAATTCCCGGACACGGGGAATGTCGCGGAATTCGGCGTTTCCGCACTCTTCATAGAGCCGGATTTCACAGTCCGGTGCGCTGAACAGGCGTAGACGGTTGGATATTTCCAGCAGCTCACCGGCGGTCCAGCGACGGAGCCCCGCAGCTCCTTCGAAAACCAGCGCCTTCAGCTTTTCGAGGCTGTCCGCGGCATCCAGCCTTACTCTGAAGGCATACTCACGCAGCACCTCCTGTTTGCTCTGTTCATACACTTCCTGGAGCTCCACATCACGAAGATCATCAAAACTTCTTGTGACACGCTGCATGACCACTACAAGGCCCTCCTCAACCTGCCTGCCGGAAGAAAACTCTTCTCTAGTTTCAGAAAAGACATCACGGAAACGGGATGCCCGCTTCTCGACAAATACACAGAATGCCGGCGCACGCTCTCTTTATACTGACCATAAGTTTGTTATACTTTCCAAATTAAACAACAGTTTATTTTCATACCGTACCGGGATGCGTCGACGATCTTTTCCTGGCGGATGTACTCGTCAAATGGGCGCGGGTTTTCGTCTATCGTGTCGATTTCTATGGCCTGGAAAGCCTCCTGGAACTCTACCTCCCCAGGATCGAGGTCATCGGAGATAAAAGACAATTGTCACTAATCCTCAAAAGGGAGCGGCTGGCAAAGGCATTAGAGGAAAACCTCGATCAAGAATCCGTCATGCCTTACAGATAGTGAAGAAAACCTGATATCTAAAGGTTCACCGTCACGGTACGAAAGATCAGCACATACGGGAACCATGATGCTCGAGAAAAAAATGATAAGAATTGCACAAAGGGGGCGCTATGAAATGCAAGGTGATAATTCAATTCATCACCGACTGGCTCAGAAATTACCTTGAAGAGTCAAAGGCCAAAGGTTTTGTTGTCGGGGTTTCCGGCGGGATTGACTCCGCAGTAGCCTCTGCATTGGCAGCACGGACAGGCTTACCCTTGTTATGTGTTGAAATGCCGATCTATCAAAGTCAGGCTCAAGTATCGAGAGCCCAAAATCACATTATGCTTCTTAAAGAAAAGTACCCGAATGTACGTAGTCACGCAGTGGAACTGACAACCGTGTTCGACGTGTTTATCAAATCTCTGCCGGAAGCTGAAGATACGGGGAAGAAAGAAATATCACTTGTCAACGTCCGCGCACGATTACGGATGACCACGCTTTACTATTTTTCCGGATTGTACGATTACCTTGTTGTCGGAACAGGCAACAAGGTTGAAGATTTCGGCATTGGATTCTTTACAAAATATGGAGATGGCGGTGTTGATCTCAGCCCCATTGCCGATCTTACCAAGAGCCAGGTCTACAAACTGGGAGATGAACTGGGCATCATCGAATCAATCATGACAGCAGCGCCGACCGACGGACTTTGGACCGACAATCGTACTGACGAAGATCAGATCGGAGCCAGATACCCAGAATTGGAGTGGGCCATGGATTTTAGCGGCGACGAATCGACGCTTGGCAAAAGGCAACGTGAAGTACTCAGAATCTATAGAAGTCATCACAACTTCAACCTGCACAAGATAGTACCTGTTCCGGTATGCAAAATACCGGGGGATTTGGTAAATCCCGACTAGTAAAGAGCCAGGGGACAAAAGATGGCTGACCTTTAAAAGGAGAAGACTATGAACGAGGAAATTTATCAAAGACTGGCCGAACATCTGGATCAGTTTCCCGGAGGTTTTATTAACACTGATCCTGGCGTTGCAATTCGCTTACTGAAACTATTGTTTACACCGCAAGAGGCCGAATTGGCACTATATCTAACCCTGGACAGAGAGGAGGCGCGAAGCATTGCCGACAGAGCTGGTGTGCCGCATTCCGAAACGGAGCAACGACTTGCTGAGATGGCCCACAAGGGACTTATTTTTTCAGTTCACCCCAAGGATGGGCCGCCTCTCTATCAGGCTGTGCCGTTCATACTTGGGATCTATGAATTCCAGGTCAATAATTTGAATGCGGACCTCCTCAAGGAACTTGCCGATTACATGGCCACCAAAAAAGCCCAGCCACAGACCATACAGCAGATGCGCACCATTCCTGTTGGCAAGAGTATCGAACCACATATTGAAGCGCTTCCGTATGAGCAAGTGGATGAGTTGATCAATACTCAGGATTACTTTGCTGTTGGTCCCTGTATATGTCGTCGTAGAGCAACGATGATGGGAGGTGGGTGTGACGCTCCAGAAGAAAGTTGTCTGTTTTTTGGTGAGTGGGCGGAATTCCATGTTCGCGATGGCCGGGCGCGTCCCATTGATCGCTCTGAAGTTACGGAGATCCTGGCCAGAGCTGATGCCGCCAACCTGGTTCTGCAACCTAATAATTCACAGGATATGGTCTTTCTCTGCTGTTGCTGTGGCTGCTGTTGCGGTGTGCTGAAAAGGCTTCAGAAGCATCCAAACCCGTCCAAGATTGTTGCCAGCGCATTCATTAACACGTTGAAGCCTGAAGTCTGCCAAGGGTGTTGGACCTGTTTGGAACGGTGTCAGATGCAGGCGCTCAGTAAAGAGGGGGATCGCATTGCGCTGAACCTTGAACGATGCATCGGCTGTGGGCTATGTCTCAAATGTCAGGACATCGGTTACCCGAGCCTAACGGTAAATAGTTTCAGGAC